AGGGGGGGAGAGACACCGGGACATATCGATGCCCTGACGCAGCTGATTGAGGAGAACCTGCAGGGCTGGCAGGTGCCGCGCAATGAACCCGAAGAACTGGCAGAGAGGGTCAGGCTCGCGGAGGAACAGAGACAGGCCCAGTACCCGGGCCGGGAGCTGTGAGATGAAACTGAACTGTGACTTGGGGGAAAGCTACGGTGCCTGGCGTATGGGCCAGGATGATCAGGTGATGCCCCTTATCGATATGGCCAACGTCGCCTGCGGCTTTCACGCCGGGGACCCTTCGGTCATGCAGAAAACCGTGGCTCTGGCAGCGAAGCACGGAGTAGAGATCGGCGCCCACCCCTCCTATCACGACCTCGCCGGTTTTGGCCGCCGCTCCATCAGCCACAGCCCCGAGGAAATTCACGCCCTGATCCTCTACCAGCTTGGCGCGCTGGAAGGACTGTGCCGGGCCGAAGGCCTGACGCTGTCTTACGTAAAGCCTCACGGTGCCCTGAACAACGACATGATGCGGGACATGAGCACCCTGGAAGCCGTTATGGCCGCGGTTAAAAGCTATCAGCAGGACCTGCCGCTGATGCTCCCGGTGACGGTCAAACACGAACAACACCGGAAACTGGCAGACTATGTCGGCCTTCCCATCCTGCTGGAAGCCTTTGCCGACCGCGCCTACGACGACGAGGGCCAGTTGGTGTCCCGTCGCCTTCCAGGGGCGGTACATCAGTCTGCAGACAAGATCGTCAATCAGGCGGTATCGTTCGCTAAAAACGGTGGAGTCTACAGTTCATCCGGTAACTGGCTGACACTGCCGGCCGACAGCCTGTGCGTACATGGTGACAATGAGGCAGCGCTGAGTGGCATCCGGGCGATTCGCAAAGCACTGGCCACGGATTAAGATCACTAACGAAACAAATTTGAAAGGATACGGGAAATACCAGGGACGTAAGAGAAAGTGGCGGTGGGCCAGGGATTCGAACCCCGGGAAGGCTACTAACCTTCGGCGGTTTTCAAGTCCGCCAAACGTAGAGCCCGTTTAATATTAAATTTCAATCGCTTATGAATCACGCTGTATATTATTTTCGGCCCAGTTTGAGCCTGTAACGCTTTGTTTTTGTGGTGGGTGGCATCGCAATAATATACAGATTTCAGGCTTAAATCCGGGGCTAGGGATTCGAACCCTACACCGTCACCGGACAGTGGCGGACAACAGCGGAAAATCATCCGCTTAACGATTTTCGATAGGACAATGGCGGACAATATGGGACAGTATTTCAGCCCAAAATTGTCCCAAGAATTGAGGTGGTAATTTTCTCATGGCTGCACATGAACAAACTATGCTGATCATTTCAGTGAGAAATAGATTGCAGTACCTGACAGCATACGAATCAAAGGATCAGCCGCCAATGAGCATGGCTGACGCTGCCTTGGCCATGGTTCGGGAATGCGACTACCCGACGCCAGGCTATGCATTCGCCGTGTTTGATGCAGCCGAGCAACTTGGCTATCCGCTGGACCGAAGCACAAAGCTGGCCGCAGCGTTTATTGCGGGCGCAAAGCATATTGCCAGCAGACTGGTGTGAGTAACATTGCCCCGAGAGGTGAGCGATATGATTATAACTGAGTGCGCAAATCAGGTGGCAAAATCCATGATCGCCAAAAAGGAGGCGGTTATCTGGGATGCCATTTGTTCTCGCGTTGGCGGCGACAGGAGCGTGCAGAATCTGGTTGGCCGTATTGAGTTGGTGACGGTCGCTCACTCCGGAGTCGAAACCTTTTACCTAGACGACAAACCGCTTGTTGAGTTCTATCCAGCGGAGCCGACGCGCGATTACCACGACTACAGCCATTACGTTGGATTCAATCAGAAGTATCGCATTTATCCTCAAGGAGAAAAGTCGTGAATGACTGGCTGACAAGCGCCAGGGTTTGGCAGGCTGTCGGGATATCAGCGGTAACCGTTATCGCCCTGCATCTATGGCGAAGGCTATTCCCGAAAGATCACCACATGCAGATGGGCTGGATGGATTGGTGCGGATACTACGCTTGTGTCGGCGCCCTATTCCTGTTGGTCGGGAGCCTCGCGGGTTGGCAAAATCTGACCGGGGCCGGGCTCCTGCTTTTGCTGCCTCTTTACCCGGTTGCCATCCTTGGCATACTGGGCAAGCTGGATGACACCGTTACCGACATCATCCGCGCAGTCCGCCGGCGTTAATCCTCCGATTCGTTGTACCGCTTGTTGAACTGGTCAATGGAGCGCTTCATCTGCTTCTCGACGCGCTGCAACTTCTCATCTTCCTCCGCTGCCGATAGGTCCATGGCCTCGATGCGGTCGCGCTGCTTGCGCAACATCTTCAGCCTGTCCTCGGTGGATTTCATGACGCCTTGCAGGCGCAGCTTGTTGCGGTAATCCTTGATGAATTCGATACGCTCGCGACCTTTCAGATTCTCCCGCTCAGATACCAGTTGCTGGATCTCGTTGCGGCGATCATAGAATATCGATTGATCCTCGTAAGGGAGCACGTTGCCGGTCAACTTGCGGACGAACGGTATTTCCCGATCCTCCATCTCAACACCGGACACCGCCTTGATGACGGCGTTCGGCGTGCGACTGGTGAAGAAGTCATAGGCGCCACCACCGTAGTACCCAACCAGGAACTGCATAACATCCGGGCTCAGATCCACGGCACCGCTGCGGAACTCGCTGCCGCCGGTTGCGTCATTTAATCCCTCTGCCAGCCCCTTGAAGACTTCGGGTGTACTGCGGAAATATAGGGCGCTGTCCGGCTTCTGGGTGCCAAACGGGAAATTCTCCTTGTAGATCGGGCCGCCCATGAAGTTTTCATTCAGCGATATGCTGGCCACCGGCCGCAGGATAGTCGGCATGATGTTCTTCGCGATTACACCATAGGCCTCCTGTGATTCCTCGAAACCAATGGGCGAGAAGCTACCCAGGGCGGCCAGCACCACGCTTCCTGTGATGTCACCTGCAGACTTATCACTGAACGCCATGTGTTCCATGGAGGTGCCGATAACCGGGAATATGTTGTACCCGTAAGGCAGCGGGATCGTCCAGTATTCCCCGGGCTCGCCGCCCACCAGGGATTTCATGATGACAATATTGCGCTCTTTGATGTAGTCGGGCACCTTGTCCCACCAGTTCACCTCGTCGTCATCCTCGCCGGCCACCAGGCGGTTTAGCATGGACAACGCGAATCCGCCGACAGCCATGCCGACAGCAATCTTTTGTGCCGTGTGCATGCGGCGCCACATCGGATCGCCCTTGACGCCATTCAACCGCCCCAGGGTGCGCACAAAGTTGGCGGTACCTTGCACGGAGGCATTGGCGAACATGTACAGGGCGTTCATGGTCGTGCCCAGCTCGCCCTTACGATTGAAGTTCACCGTCATGTTCTTGGCCAGTGATGCGGCCTGAGAGCGAGGAATGCCGGCCTCAATGGCGTTTACGTAGGCAGACAGGCGCACGCCGTTTTCAATGGCGCTGTTGGTGTTCTCTACCCAGTCCGTGGTGATCTTGAAAGCCCTGCGTAACGTATTCGTTGCGCCACCACCGGCCACGGCAATCATTTTCTCTAAATCCTTCATCTGGCCATCGATGTCCTTCATGTCGAACCATCCGGTTTTGGCGCCATCGGCACGGAACTGATCGAAATGCGCCTGCCACTGACCAAGCTTGCCGTCTTTCTTGTTGCCTTTCAGGCTGGCATTGATCGCACGAATGGACGTGGCCACATCCTTGAGCGTCTTGGCGGCAATCTTCTTGCCGCGGGCTTTGCCGTCCTCGCTGGACTGCTCTGAAGTCAGGTTCAGCAGTGCGGTCTGGATATCCCGCGAGAAGTTTGATATTACGAACTCAGGGTTATAGCTGGTGTTCAGCGAAGACATAACCCGGGTGACGGCTGCCAGCGAGCGGATCAGCAAGTTGCTGTTGTCCGGCCCGATGTTGCGCATGGCATTCATCAGCCGCTGATCCTCGATCTTGATGTAGTGCGTTTTGCCATCCACTTTGGTGGTGAAATAGCGGTCGCTCATCATCGCCATCGGAATGGTCTGTTCGCGGACCTCTACCTTCATCTTGCCGGTGGCAGGATCTTTTACGCGCACAGCCTTGCGCTCCACCTCCGGGTTTTCATCGGTATAGATGCGCCAGTAGTTATCGTTCGGGTAGGCTTGGACCAGATTCATGAATGACTGACCAACTTCGTTCTTGCGACGACGCAGGACAGCTTCAGACAGATCGCTGATTGTGTTGGCCAGCGGAGACGCCGCCTTGCTTTTCCGGCCGGCAGCCATCTGCGATTCCTTGCCGGCAATCGCGAAGCCTTTGCCGGCGCGGGGCATGCCGGGCTGCTGCTCGTCGGCGGCCCAGCCCTTCAGGGGCACATAGTTCTTGTACGACTCTTCCCAGGCGCCGATGGTGTCGGCATCTTCCAGGCCGGCGCTTTTCAGGATCTTACGGCGCATGGCCAGCATGTCGTGAACACGTTTCGCCAGGGCTTGGTACTGCTTCAGATTGCCCTCTTTCTCCGCCTTGGCGATGACCGCTGCGGCCTCAGAATCCGTCATGCCCGAACCGCCCTCCGGGATCTCCGGGTTGCGCTCGGCAATAACGCGGTTTCGCTCGGGAGCATGCAGCGCGTACAGGAATTCGTCCAACTGCTTCAGTGAAACATCGTTCTCCGACATAGCCTTGGCCAGCGGCTCAACCATGTTTTCCTGAATGAGTCGAATATCGTTCTCCACCTTTCCGTGGAATAGTTCTTCAGCACGATAGGCGTTGGCGGGATCAGGGATTTCCCCGAACTGATCCTGAATGCTCTTCTGGACACCCTTCAGTACCGTGTGCTTGTCGGCAATCTTGGATATGAGGTAGCGAGTCAGGGTATTGCTGGGCGGGCCGAATGGCTGGGGGTCAAGATCCGGAATGCCGGGGCCGTTGAATTTTACGTTGGGCGGGAGGTTGTTGTCGCGGCCTGCATCGTAACCGTCGCTGTCCTCGCTAACTCGCATCGTCTTCTTTGGTAGCGCTTCCATGACATCCTGTCGGAATGCTCGCGGCTTTTCTGAGGCAAGACTGAATCCGTTCGGGGCGATAATGTCCCGAACCACCCCAGCGGACATAAGGTTGATTAGGGACTTGGCCTCTGCCTCGCTATTTACAATCAGGAAGCCGTTGCCGCCACTGCCAGACGCTCGGCGCAATCGGCGCACCATCGCAGCCATCTCTTTCTGTCGCTTGCTGATTGCAGTCCGATTCATCATTGATCGGATTGTTTTGCCGGGGAAGGATGTGACCAGGGCCACTTTGCCTTTCGCGGTTGTGCTCACAAACACGGCGCGATCTGGCTGCTGCAGCGTTTTGGCGATTTTCCCCAGGGTTTCCGGGCTGGTTATCTTGGTGCCCAAAACGTCGTGCGGCAATTCAGGGTTGCCCCAAAAATCCGTGGAGCCAAGCGTGGCGTCCTGGATGGTTTCAAAGCCTTCATTCTTCCCGCCAATGACCGAATATTCGTTGGTGTCAATCACGACGTGCTGAACGAAGCCTGGCACTTCCCTGGAAATCTTGTCAGTGAACGCGAAGTCAGCGGCTGACGGCACGGACTTTCCGCTCGGATGGTTGTGTAGCATGTAATAGCCATCGGCGCTCATGTTGGTCATCGACTTTTTCAGGTCGGAAATTGTACCGTCTATATTTTGGAAGGACACGGCGGCAGGCAGGCGTGAGGTAATGGCCTGCTCGGAAATAACCTCGCCGTTGCGAGTTAGAATGAAGCGGAATGTTTCAAAGCGGGGGTCACGGTAAACTTGAGCCAGTGCGGCCAAGTCCCGGGGCGAACGAACAGTCTGACCAATCAGTTGATTCGGCTTACCTTCCTTGAAGTTTTTGTAGATGGCAGCGCCGAGTAGCGAAACTCCGCTTCCGTCAGCTGGTAGTTGCCCTTGGCGGTCCAGCCGAGCGTTGAGTTGTCGGAAAAAATCTCGTAGCGCAGACCGTCCCGCTCGACGCTGAGCTTGGGTTGTGTCGGGTCGAACTTCAAGGTTGTCATAAGCGTCCACCTGTTCCAGTTGATCCAGGGATTCCATGTCTGTAAACAGATCGCCCTGGTTCGGATTCGCCCGGTAAGCGCTGCGGCGACCCTCTACGCCATCTTGCGCCGGTTGTTGACCGCCGTCAACAGGCTTCGGCTCGCGCAGCATGCTCTCGGAAATCTCAAAGTTTCGACTGCCACCCTGGTTCTCGACAAAGCCAAGCCGACGATAGAACCGCTTCAGCCGGAACTTTCTGCCGCCGAAATCCGTAGACGGGGATAGAGCGACAGTCTGCCCGGTGCGGTCTGCATAGTCCAACAGCAACTTCATGGCCTCCGTACCCCTGCCGTCACCTCGCATACCTTCCGGCACTACAATTTTGTCAACAGTAATTACGCTGTTGCGCTCGCGGATGGAGTGCTGAATACCTGCTCGGGACCAATTGGCGCGGACGCCTTGGATGGAGTCGTAGTCTGCCTCTTGCTCGCCGACCCTGGAGTATTGCGACCCCGATTCGGATTCTTCGGGCGCGGATTGCTGAGTAGTACCGGATTCTGCTAGCGGCTTTGTGGTGTCGCCGCCGCGCATCCAGGCCTTGAAATCATCCATGCTCATGCGAGTGGTAGGGCCAACGGTCCAGCCATCCTCATAGTTATCGAGGTAGCCCTGCCTGGCATCCGCCTCGTTGGCAAAGCCCAGCATCACTTTGTGTTCATCGAATGTGCCGTCGGCGTTTGGCTGATCGATCACGAACACCTGGTCGATTTCTGGGTGTGGCCCAATGAACACGTCCAGGTTGTCACCATCAGCAGCGGTCGTGCCTTTGATGTCGCCGTAGTGGTGGGCCATGGTGGACTCCCACCGGTTGCCATCTGGATCGGTGCCGGAACGGGTGGAGCCCTTCGGGTTCTCGATGGCGATATCCAGCCCTTGCACACGAACGCGGCCCTTGCGGTAATTCCCCGCTTCTTTCTGTCCGTCGGTGGGATTGGTGTCAGTTTCGGTGCCGGCTTGCTCAACCTGGCGACTGGCCGGCGTAGACACGAACATATCGTCCTGGCCGGCAGCCATCGCAACATCGGCGGTGCGGTCGGATCCAGTGAGCGCAAATCCGTCTACTTGGCTATCGGCCTCGGTGCGCTGCTGTTCTTGGCGGCGCTGATCAGACTCGGCCTGCTCGGATTCCTCTCGGGTGCGCGCCTGTTCGGCAAGCTGTTCCTCGGTTTGGGCTTCGAGGTCGAGGGTTGGCGCTGTTTTGCTTTTATCTGACTTCCCTTGCGACTCTGCGAGGGCGTCGTACAGGGGCTGCAATGCCTCCCGGTATTTGGCGGCGCCCATTGCCTCAAGAAACTGAAAAACCTCTGGAAACCTAGACTCAACCAGGCCCGGATTCCTGAAGTATTGATCAAGAAATGCCTGAACAATTTCTTCTTCGTTTGCAAAGTTGGCTTCGGGCGCCAAGTCGCCAGCCTCTTTGCGCTCCTTCAGGAAGGCTAAGACTTCATCGCGTAAAGCCTTATCCTCTTTCAACCACTTGGACATTTCCCTGTTGCCAAGCAGCATATCAACCATGTGCCGGGCTTCTTCCAGTGCCTCGATGGGGCCGGCGTCATCTCTAAGATTAATGACTGCGCCATTCTGCCCCGCCTTGCTCACATATCCGCCGCTAGTCGGGCGCTGAGCCATTTCTTCGGCGGTCAAAAACTCAATCCTCAAAACCCCGTTAAGCTGAGGGTTTAGGTCATTGAGGTTGTCGATTACTTGCTGTGCCGCGCTTTGCTCTGCAGTTACTTCTTCTTGCTGTCCGCTCTCCGGTTGTCCGCCTTGATCTTCTCCAGCGGCGTCTTGCTCAGGTACTGGTTCACTGTCTCGCGGCTCTTGCCTTGTTTCAGTAGTCGCTCGGCGGCCCTGTGTCTGGCCACGTTCTCCGCTGACTTCTGCATCTGCTCCCTGTTCATAGCTCATCAACTCCTGCTTCAGTTCGGTGACCACCTTGGAGCGGTTTTCACCATCATACACCCGACGAGCGGCACGGTTCACCATCTCGTTCAACGCTGGTGTCGTGGTCACCCGGCCGATAAGGTCCAGACTCCGGGCGCTCTGCTTTGTAATGGTGTCGTTGGCTTCGGTGGCAATCTGGTTGCCAACCTCGCCTGCTCTGTCGGCATTGTCGTTCAGGCTCTTGAACAGGCGCTTATCGCCATTCAATCGCTGACGCAGTGCATCCAGAACCTTCAGGCGATCCTGCATCAAACTGACTTCCTGGGCGTCGTCACCGAACAGCCCGCCCTGATCGCCCTGGGATTGCGCGAAATCGGCGGCACGGATCTCGTTCACCAGCAATTGACGCTGGTATTCGGTTTCCGGTCGAACCTTCTGGAAGGCGTCAGCGGCAGCTTCCTGTTGATTCTGCTCGCTGAATGCGGAGCCGATAGCTGCGCCGTCCTTCTCCGTTACTTGGCCGGCGGCGACCATTCCGAACACATTGTCCGACAATCGCGAAAGCGACTCCCCGTCACGGACCACCTGACTGGACGGCAGGTTGAAAATGTCCCGAACTTCGTTGGAGGGCGCCTCGCTATCCCGGAAAACCTTGGCCACATCCAGTGGTTCTGCTTTCCCGTCCGCAATATTGTTCATGGCGGCCTCAACGCGGGCCTGCTCCACACTTACGCCATCAGCCTCGTCAATCACCGTGGCGTTGATTTCACCCTGGTTCAGACGACGAGCCAGGTCTACCCGGTGATGGCCGTCAGCGACGTACAGGGAACCGTCTTCGCGGCGATGCAGCAATACACTGCCCGCCCGCTTGTCGTCCCAGCGCTTCACACCCTCAAGGCGCTTATCGACACCCTGCTCATTGACGCGACTGCGGAACTGGTATTGCTCCGGGTCCACCTGGATCTGATCGACTGGGACGCGAAATACGCCGGTGCCGGATTCTGTCAGGGGCGAACCGTCATCGTTGGTTGTCTGCTGGTCTTCCGGAACACCCACAACTGGCGGCTCAACGGGCGATACTTCAGCGGCAGCCTCTGCGGGGCCGGTATCAGCGGGCTGGTCAAATTGATCGAAAGCATTGCCGCCGGCTGTGGAGCCCTGCGCTGCAGCGCCTTCCTGTCCTGGCTCCGCATCCATGCGCGCGCCTTCACCAACAGATTCGCGGCCAGCAGTGCCCTGATCAGGTTTTGCAGTTGCAGCCTCATAGGTGGCGGTACCGCCACGCACAACACCACCAGTCGGGCCACCAACCAGCGCACCACCAGCAGCGCGCCGGCCTGCCATTGTCGGGTCGTAGCCTGCTTCGGTGCCAACAGACTCGCCGGCGTACTCAATGCCGCCTTCCTGCACAGCCTCTGTCGTGGACTCTGTCGCTACAGCACGTCCAACAGCCCCAGGCACTTGCTTTGCACTGGTGACCGCCTTGCCGCCACCGGGCAGCAATTTACCCAGGGCGAACCGGTCAAGCAGTACGGATGCGGCAGCGGTCGGGCCAGCCACAAGATAATCCTTGAGCTCTGGCATTCCGCCATTCTCGGCCAACTGTTCGGCCTCACGCTGGAGGTCTTCGGGAATCTCGGTGCCATTGGCAAAGTTATCAACAATTGCCTTCTGCAGTTCCGGGCTGGCGTTGCGGATATCGCCGCCGTCATTCTCTACTCGGGCCTCGCCGATCTCCTGCGTGCGCGAAGCCAGATACGCCGGCGTACTGATAATCAGTGCGGCCATGTCTGAGAGTGCGGCCGGCCCCTGCTCAGCTACCGCCCCTGCCAGGTTGCGCAGCGAGGGCTCGTCCAGGGCTTTATCAATAGTGAACTTCGGTTTGTAACCAAGGCTCTGGTCCTCGATCTCCTGACCAGCATCAATCGCTCGTCTTGAGGACGCGTAGTCGTCTGGCAAGAATGGAAGTTTTGGGCGGCGCACTTCCAGACCGGTTACGTCCTTGAACTTCTCGTTGCCCTTCTCGACGATATTGCCGACAAACTGAACGGCATTGCCAAGGAGGTCAAAGCCGCGCTCACCGGCGTTGCGCAGGGAGTTACTGAACAGCCCTGCATCATCATCGGTTTCGACGGGGGCCGATTGCTGGATTTCCGGCTGGACATCAAAAGCATCAAACGGATTTTCAGCAGGCTGCGCAGGTGACTCGCCACCCTGAACATCGAACCGATCAAAGGCGTTAGCCATCAAATGCCCTCCGGGAGGTATCCGTATTTCGCGCGGAACTGTTCAGCCAGCCCCGGATTGTTACGCAGATGCTCAACAGCGGCAGGTGGTGCAGCCTGCGGCTGCTCGCCGCCAGCATCCCGATTCACGCGCCCACTGATACTACCATCCTCTTGCGGTACCCCGGTGCCATCGCGCGGCAGCGTCTCGGCCTGTGCGTCGATAAGCTCAAGGCCCTGCGGTGCAGGCTGCCCGTCTTGCCCTGACTCGCCGGTACCGCGAGTGCGCGAGCGAATCATCTGCAGCGTCTCGATTGCCTGTTCGCGCATCTGTTCCGGCGCCCGGTAGTTCTCGTCACCCGGGAATACACCAGAAGATTCCTGGAACTTCATTTCCTGGGTGACAAAGTCATTCACGAAACGTGCGGGATCGGTGCGGCTCTCGTTGACGCGATTGAATGCCACGTCGAGGTTCGGCGCCATGCCGTTCTCAACCATCCATTCAGCGGTCTGCACGTCAGCAGGCGCTTTGCCGGATCCGCGCTCACCTCTTTGCTCCGGCGTCCGGAAGTCACCCATAGCCTCGCCGGTTTCGGGGTTGACCAGTTGACCGTTAATATTGATGCCCTTAACCGGCTCCTGAGTCTTGCCAGTTAGCATCGAATACAACCTGGCCGCATTCTCACTGGCGCCATTGGTGTTGATGACGTTTCTCAGAACGCGATAGCCCTGCGCGGTATTGACCAGGCTTTCAACCGGCACTTCCCGGATCTCGTCATCCTCGCCGGCCACGCCACGATTGCGAGTCATAGGTGCGCGGTATCGGGTGCCGTCCTCGCCCTCCACATCCAGCTCAAAGGCCATCGTGCCCTCGGTGCGCCCGGGCAGCCCTGCGGCAATGCGCTTTCGGCCACCCTTGCCTCGGTTAATCATCGGCTCGAACATGGTGTTGATCGCGTACAGCCCTTCGTCGCTGTTCAGATCCAGATCATCGCTCGGATCAATGACGCGCTGTGCGGTTTCCAGCGCCTTATCGACTTCGGGATTCAGGACGGCCAGATACTGCGGCTTGTTTTGCAGCCACTGCAGTTCCTCGTCGGCCAGGTCCATGCCGTTCGCAATCTTGCCAAACACGAACTTGGCGGTTTCCTGATCCTGCTGCTGCTCAAGTTGCCCCTTCTTCATCTCGAAGGTTTCTTCCTGCATATCCAGCCGACGGTCGGCCCGATCACCCTGCTCTTGCCGGGTGTAATAGTTATCAGCCAAGCCAAACCCTTGAGCAAAGCCAGACGCCAGTCCTCGTGTATCCAGTGCCATGATTCTGCCCTCTTAAAAGATTTCGGAGGCGATGAAGCCAACGGCCGCGCCGATGGGTGCACCAACGGGGCCGCCGGCCATCATGCCAATGCCTGCCCCGGTGCCAATGGCGCTCATCTTCTGCGTGTTCTCGGCCTGATCCATCGCTTCCTCCGCTCGCTTGGCCTGCCGCTGCTGTCCGGCCAGGTCACCAATGCCCTGCATGGCCTCGCCTTCCATCTGTTTGCGCAATCCTAGAAGTCCGTAGCTCATTGGTTCATCACTCGATCTGGAATGTTGGACAAGCCCATGCCGCCTGCGAGAATCGCCTGCTGACGGTCGAGGGCTGAAATGCGGGCCTCGTTGCCTGCGGTGGCCATGGCGGCGGTTCGGCCTACGCTGGTGGCGCGTTGCTGTGCCGCCTGTTGTTCCGGGCTGAGATTCACGCCATACCGCTCACGGTTCTGGTCGTTGACGGTGGTGGCGGTATCGAACGCCAAACCAACGCTCGACTTGGCCTGAGTAGCCGCATCCTGTGCCGCATTGGGGTCCGTGGCGTAGTCGGCCAGTTTCGTAATGTATGGCGCAAACCGGGCTTTCCAGTCCTCCCATTGAGCGCGGGAGAGTTGGCCGAGCAGTTCGGATGCGCCCTGGTTGCCCTGAAAGGCTTGATTCGGGTTGATGAAGTTGTCCGGGTTGTTCTGGTCGAACTGTTGATTCTCAAAGTTGTATAAGGCGTCCTGCATAATGTTCATGAGTAACCTCCTGTGAAGTCGTAGAAGCCACCGGAGCTGTCATCGAGGCCGAAGTTGTTGGGCTGCGCGTTGAAGTCGGTATTCATGCCGTAGCCTTCGGTTGAGGGCGCATTCATCCCCTCCATCCCGTACCGCGTCCCTGCCCCGGCCACGGTGCCGATCAGTTGCAGGTTGGCACTGCGCCGGTTGAAGGCTTGCTGTGCGTCATTGATGGCATCGGCAGAAGACTCCTGCGCCATGCGGGAGAGTCCTGCCTGTGCGCGGCCTGATTGCCCCTGGCCAATAGCGGTAATGTTCTGCAGGCCCATCACCTTCTGGTTGTCCTGTTCGAACTGCGCACGCCCCAGGTTCTCGCCCCCGGCCTCGGCAATGTCCAGTGCCAGTCCGGTCTGGTCGCCTTGGAATCGTCCGCTGCTGGGGTTGATGCCGGCTCGGCCCAGCCCTCGGGACAGATCGCCCTGCGCCTGAGATTGCGCTTGCGTCTGGGCCTGCATGGTCCGGCCCCGGATGTAGGACATTTTGCCCTCGGAATCCATGGCATCGACGGACGCCATGTACTCATCTTCCAGAGGGGCAAGATTCTCTTGCGCAAAGTTCCACTTTTCAGCAGCTACTTGCGCCAGATACCTCTGCTCTGGAGTATCTTTTACCTTGTTGTCGCCGCCGCCGCTCATAATGGCAATCTCCTGATGTAATGGCTGCCGTTTCGGGTCCAGTCTTTGAATAGCCGGCGATACCCGGGCCGTGGGGAGTCAATCTCGACTTGCTGCGCCCCAATGTCTCGGGCCAGCGATTCAATCTTCGGGAGGTATTTGCCGATCAGGCCGGTGCCTTTGCCATACGCCACCCATACCAACACGCTAGGCACTTGCCTATAAACGGGGAGCAGAATGAAAAATCCTTCGGGAACGAAAAATAGGAAGGCTTCGGAGCGGCATAACCGGCGGAAGATTTGTTCGGGGTCGTCAATGCCGGCCTTGGCCCGGACGGCCTCAATGCCCTCGGCAATGTCTCCCCAAACAATGGGAATGTTGTGGGACAGTATGGGCCGGATTGCCTCGTCAGTGTTCGGCATAGAGTTGCCCTAGTTTCTGATTCCGCGCAATGATTTTATCATTATCATGAGCTTTCAGCACTGAAATAGCGTAAATAACGTCCGATTGGAAGCTGCGCCGACAGTGGTCCTGCTGCCAGAAAAAGATCCGGTTAATGATCTTGTACCCGGTGCGCCAGCGCGGCTGATCCCGGTTTATGAAGCAGCGGGCCGAGACGGTCATATCCGGGCTGCCGGACAGCACGGCACAGTTAATTCCCTGGGACAGCCATGTAGCGATCCCACCAATCCAGTCGCGCATCGGGTAGCCCTCAGTTGAGCCAGAAAGAAAGGTCGGACAACTGCGCCGGGGTCGGCTTCGGGTCCATGAAATTGAACTGCTCGGCCTTGACGTGCAGAACGGCACCGCGAACAGCCCGGTTGGTCTGCACTTCGGCGTAAATCTGCTCAAGCTCGGCCTTGGTGACCGGCAGATAGGAATTGTCCGCCCGCTTCCAGGTCAGTTTCCCTGCCTGCAATGTCGGCAGATTGTCGAACTGCTCAATGGAGCCAGCCATCCGGGCTTCACTGCGCTCGTCGGCGTCGAACACTCCGAAAGACGTGGGCACCGGGGAGATCTCATGGGTGTCTCGCCATTCGCGGATCTGCGCCCACGTTGCCGGTCGGTTGTCCGGATTAAGCTGGAATGACCGCTTCAATGGTCACCTCCTGATCCAGATAAGGAATGGCTGAGAATCGCAGGGTGTAAGTGCCGGCAAGATCAACCGAGAATCGCACCTCACCATCGGTCACTTCGTCGGTCTGACCATCTGGCCACTCAACGCTGGTGCCCGTCGGGACGTTGCCGATCACGCACTCGTCTACGCCGTCGGCGGTGATCTGTGGATTGGTCGCTTGCAGGCTGAAAGGTTGCTTCGGGACCACCTGGCCGTCGCTGACGTAGGCTGTCGAATCGTCCAGATCGTCCTGTATAACAATAACCTGCTCGCTTCCTTGCGGCTGCAGAAGCGCCTCGTATTCTGGCCCGGAATAAATTGAATCAATCCTCCCATCTGGCGTATAAATTGCCCATCGGCTCATCGTTTCGCCTCAATAATAGTCAGCGATCTTTCAAAAATACCGGTGTCGTTCCCGTTCTGGTTTGTCCGGACCTGCAGAGAGTAAGTCCCGGAGGGCGGCGATTGGACAAAAACCGAAAAAGCCGACGAGCCACGAAGCAAGTAGGTATTACCGGCTGGGCTTGAGTTGCCTGTTGGCGTTGACGAAATCGCCACATACTCCTCTGCTATAATCGTCGATCCGCAAACGATTCTAGCGGTTAAGTACCCGCCCATTCGTGTAGTGCCTCCGTTGCATGAAAAAGATGCAGAGACAATGATGGGCGCACCGGTCAAAGAAGCTGAGAGAGACAAGATCGTTTTCAGTGATATAGTCGCTTGGGTATAACTACTCGCCGACCTGCCCCTCGGAAACGTCACCGCCTGCCCCTTGATCTGGAGCGTATCGACGTAGGCATCACCGGTGAAGATCTTGTTGCCGTCGATCAGGGTGTAGCCCGGCTTTTTCCAGCCATCAACAATAGACAGGCCGGCATCGGCGTCTTGCGCCATTTGCAGCACATCGCCAATATCCTGACTGGTGCCGCCGATCTGCAGGTTCTGGCTGATGTAGCCGGTATTCGCTTCGATGCGGCCCCGGAATGTGCCGTTGTAAAATTCAACGGTGCCGGATTGCTGAATGCGCCAGCCGGCACTGCCTGCTGCGTAGTTACCGGACTGCGCATCGCCGTAGAAGGTGGCGGCGCTGGCCACGGCCAGGTTGTCCACGTCGATGTAATCGGCTTTTAGCTTTCCGGAAACGGTGGTAACCGGTACGCCGGTTGCCGTGGTGATCTTGCCGAAACTGATCGCCCCGACCATGCCCGACTCAATGTAGCCCTCGGGAATGTAGGCCGGGACGTTGATCACGAACCGCTTGAAACCCTCGACCTCGGCATAGCCAAAGACCAGTTGCGTGTCGCGCACGGCGGCCATGCTTGAGTAATTGGCGTTCGGGTCGAAGGGGGCGATGGATTGCCCCGGGTCGATGAAGTACACGGCGTCCGAGGCGACAATAAACTCACTGGCACCGTTGACGTTGGCCAGGCCGATGCCTGCAACACGCCCATTCACGTCGAGTTTGATGGTGTACTGGGCGGACAGAACGGTTATGTCGTCCTCAAGGTTCTGGACTGCGGACACTTCCGCCTTGGTTTGCAGGGCGCTGGTGTTGCCGTTGACCGAGGCCGTGAGCGTGGTCACGTCGCTGGCAACCGCTGTAATGTCCTGCTCGTTGGCAGTGACGCGCACATCCAAGTCCTGAAGTGCCTGGGCGTTACCGTCCACGTCCAGCGCCTGCACATCGGCCTGCAGCTGGGTAATGTCTGCACTGTTGGCTAAGATGGTGCCTTCAGCACTGGTTACCCGGTTGTCCAGCAGGTTCAACGCCGTGCTGTTGGCGGTAATATCGCCCTCTGCCGTGGTCAGGCCGTTTTCCAGCAGGGTAATGCTGGCGCTGACCGAGGAAATGTCGCCCTCGTTGGTCGTAACCCGGGATTCCAGGCTGCTGATAGAGAGTGCTTGCGCGGCCAGGCTGGAGTCGTTGTCGGATACATCGGTTTGCAGGCTGGTCACGTCCGACGAAATGCTGGTGATCTGGCCTTCCGCTGTGGTGATGCGGGTTGCGTTGTCCGCGATGGCTACAGCATTGGCTGAAAGCAGGTCGTCATAGGTCTGGTACGCGCCGATCTGGGTCCAGTTTGCGCCCTCGACCGGGGTCGGGCTGGGGGCGGTCATGGTGACCAGCGCCCGCCAGGCGTAGCCGTTGTATTTCACGGTGTCGCCGGGGTCGTAGCTCACGGCGCTGTCGAACGCCGGCAGGTTCAGAACTTCGTTAACCGCAGTCTGAATCGTATCAATGCGGGCGTCGTGATCGAGCAGCGTGTTCTGAATGCCGGGAATGGCCTGAATCGGCGTCAGCAATTCATTGGCCAGCTCGCTCTCGGAAATCTTGCCGTCGAGCAGGTCCACAATGTAATCAATGTCCAGCGCCTGGGCCATCGTGCCGGATGGGCTGTTCAGCGGACCTTCAATGTCGCTCGTTGAGGTGAACGAAATCCAGTAGTAATACGGCTTCGGCACCACGTCATCGCGCACCACATCGGTATAGAACGCGCCGGCTTCCCGCCCGACCAGAATCGCATTGGCGAAGTTGTCTTCTTCCGCCCGGTAGATATTGGTGTAGGCGTGATTGGAGTACAGCGAGCCTGGAATGTCCCACGTCAGGTCGATGCGACCGTCAAAGCCGCCAATGGCGTTGAAGCCAGTCGGGGCCGGAGGGACAGACAGATTTGGCGGCGGCGGGCTCGGCTCCAGGCTGCCCGGATTGTTCGGGCTCAGGCCGCCCTTGATCTTGACGATGCCGCCATCCACCAGGTCCCGGAGCGTGATCTTGCGGTCCAGCGGATCACCGCGCACACCCTCGCCGGTTTCGATGATCTCCTTGATCGCGGTAACCAGAGGCTTGAGCTCATTGGCCACCTTCGGGGAGACTTGCGGGAGCGTCTTGCGGCGAGCCATTAGACCAATTCTCCCGGGCTGGTCGCCAGCTGCACACTGGCCACCTCAACGCCGCCGCTCAACACCACCTCCCAATCACGGGCCAGGGTGAAGCCGGGCGGCATCCGGAACATGCTCGCACTCTGAACGGCCTGATCCAGCACGGTCTGGCCGTCGGCGTAAACGGTTAATTGCACCGGGTAGGCGTACGCAATGACCTTGCCGCAGGTGAAGCCAGCAGAGCCGGGAGGAAATTCATGGATGCGTGAGCGCCAGGTGAAGGTCTGCGGGGTACCGGTGTTCCAGGTGACAATGCTGGCACCCTGCACCAGGTACAGGTTGTCCTCGGCGATGTCGTAATACCCGGCGTCGGCCTGGGTATCGAAGAATTCAAAGCCAACACCGGGCGTAAACAGGAACGAGCCGGTATCGGTGAAGCCGAGATACGCGCCATCGTACAGGTAGGCATGGATGGTGCCCGGGTTGAGCGCCAGCCATTGGTCGCGGGTCATGGCCTCGGCGGTAATCACCCGGGCCTCAGACCCACCAATGGCGACCAGGCCGTCATAACCGGCATAGATCGCGTACCCGCCCATGTCCACCATCGAGCGTTTCGACAGGCAGGGCTGGTTTACATCCAGTTCCATCTGCGCCATGGCTTCCGGACTGGAGCCGGTGACCAGCCACGGCTGGCCGGTCGTGGTGACCACCAGTCCGCCGCTGATCGCGGCAATGGCGACAATCGGATCCGGGAACGCCAGTTGGTACCCGACGGGCCAGGCGTGTGGCAGGTACGGCTCGCTGAACGCCAAGGTGTTGCTGAAGAATCCAGCGAGAAAGCCGCCCGGGAGCGGGGTCAGTCCGCGCAGGGCGGCGTTCGGGCCATCCCACCCCAGGGACGCCAGGGCAATGCCCAGTTGTTCTGAGGGAATGTTGTCCGTGTAGGTGCCGGTCGCCGCTGCCAACTCGACCACCAGTTGGTAGGTGCCGCCGCTCTCGACGCGATACAGCCGTTTCTTGGTGATATTCAGGTTGGCGGTGGGAATGCCCGGCAAGGTCACCTCAACTTCGCCAAAGTCCGGGTTGTCCACGGTGTCATCCCATCGCAGAACAAAACCGGACGGATCCGACGGCGGGCCCTCCTCGCCAAATTCGGTCACCAGGGTCACCACGTAGGCGGTTTCCAGAGCGGTATCGGGCGCGTCGGTGCGGGAGGCGGGGGCGGCTACGGAAGGGGCGGACTCGGGCGCGGGCACACCCAGTTGGTACCAGGCAGAGGGGTAAGGCCCGGCGCCGGCGGTCAGTTGCGCGAGGGAGCCCATTTTCGGGGCGTCCTGGCCGGTCCAATACGCGCGGGCATAGGCGTCGTTGGCGATGTGTGAGCGCACCACGTCCACATCGTACTGGCTGCCCCAAGAGAACCAGAAACCGGCGCCGTTGTTACCCTCGTCGTACCGCCAGAGATTCGCGGGGTTGATCGTCGCGGGCAGACTGGACGCCGCTGTCACGCCCCGGTACGGCTTCAGGGTGCCGCGCTTCATATTAAGATTACGAGCCACCTGGGCGTTATTCTCGGGCAATAGCCGGGGGTCCAGGATTGGCAACTCGCCCCGGAAAGCCGCGTGTTGAATCTTCATGAAGCGAATCCTGTCAGATGAACGGGCGCATCTTCACGCGGGCACCGCCGCGCGCGTACCCGTGGGTCGCTCGCTGTTTGGCCTCGGTGGTCCCGGCCCGGAACTGGCGCTGGTAGTAGGTGGCCAACTCCGGGTTGCGCCACGGTTGCGGCATCAGGAACAGGCGCCAGAGCACCCCGTCGGCAATCACGGCATGCCAGTGGGTCAGCACGGCCTCCGGTACTGCTGCACCGGGCACCGGGCGCAGCGCCAACTTGCCGGTCAACGAATCCTTGGTGGTCTTTCTCAGCAATTCGACGGTGGCCGGGGTCGGCTGCACAAAATCCCGGCCAGACACCAGGGGATGGCCGTTGTCGCTCAGCGCGGCAATGCGCAGCGGTTCCGCATCCTCGGGCACCAGCAACTGCGGGTAGCCGCTCTTTGCACCCACCACCACGATACCGGTGTGCACCCAGGCATCACCGGCGTCACACAACTCCCGGGCCATACGCTGAATCTGATCAGCCACGGTGGCGCGAGGCGCGTCCGGGATGTCCAGTTGAATCTGGTCGATCAGGTCATCCTGGGTCATGCGTTACCTCGGGGCGGGTTGGCAGAGGTGTCCGGTGCGTTCGGGGAATACGCCTGATCGGCCTGACGCTTGCCGGTCAGTTGTTGGGCGTAGTTCTGAAAGTGCATCCGGGAGCGGTTCAGGTTCTGCGGGGTTTCCGCATCCTTGCTGAAGGCGCGGTACAGAATGTAATCGGTGGCTGCTGGCGCATGAGCGTCGTTCAGCTTGAAATCTTCCAGCCCGTACACGGCAAAGGTTGTGCTCAGGTCGTGTGGCGCCGGAACCGTGGAGTACAGGATCTCGACCGTGGCGCCGGCCTCGGCAGGCGGATACACATAGAAAACCTTGGGGTCCAGATCCTCGAACACGTACTGCTCGATACGGCTGGTGGCCGGGTCCGAATGCCAGGCCCGACGAATGGTGTCCAGCGACTTGCGCGTGGTCACCGAAATGCCGGTCATCTTACCGCTGGTGTTGCGAATCACGTCGATCAGGCGCAGGCCGGTAGCGGGAACTTCCTGCTTGGTGCCTGCAGCCAGGGCCAGTTCTTCATTCACCGTCGATACGTCGGGCTTGAGCCCTACGGCAGCCTGATAAAACTCGTTCAGCCAGCCGGCCAGTTCATCGTTGGTCCAGCGGGTTCCGTCTGCGGTGACTTCCTGCAGAATCCGCTTGGCGTTGTTGACGATATCCGCGACGGTGACAGCCATGGGTCAGACTTCCTCCATGTGCGGCATCTTGGCCATGGCCGAAGTCCAGGGGATCATTCGCCCGGTATTGCGGTTGCGGCCCAGCTTTCCGGTATAACCGGACGCCGTTGGCGACTTCATCTTTTCCGGGTGAATCACAGTCTCTTGGGGCTGCTCGGGCTCGCCAGCAGCCTCCGAGGTAAAGCCTTGGCTTTCGGCCTCACCAATCAATTCGGCACGCAGAACTTCCTTGGCCTTGCGCTTGTCCACATCAATACCCAGATGCTCGATGCCCAGAGCCTCCAGATCGTCCTTGGTGCGGGCTTTTTCCAACTTATGAATCAAGTCCATGTCTCACTCCAGAAACACAAGACCGCCCCGAAGGGCGGCCTCATGGTCAGTGGGTTTAACCGCGCTCGGCGTACAGGTGACCGATGGCGTTCGGGTCGATGACCTTGCGGCCATAGACGTTCAGGCCACGGATCAGCTTGCCGAAATCGTCCGGATTGGGCAGCGTCTCCATGTTGGTCATCTGGCTCGCAAAGGTCAGCGCCTTCTTGTGACCGAAGATCACGTTGGTGGCCTGGTTGGTGGTGGTCGCGTCGGTCACAACGTCCAGGTTGTTGTTGACGTACACAGAGAACCGGTCAAGCTCGCCAACCTTGCCGTTACGGAACACGGAGGTGGAATCACCCATCGCGCTGGCGTCCCGCAGGTCGGACTTCTTGAGCATCCCGTTCATCCACGCCGGCAGAATCACGTAACGGCCAGTGTTCGGCACGTTCTGCTCATCCAGCGCGGTGCCGCAATCGACCAGAACATCCAGGATGTTGGCCTTGGTGATCGCCACCGGCGCGCCGGCTGCGCCCAGGTTCAGGGAGCCGGACTTGGCGCCTGCCGCTGCGCCTGCGTTAGCTGCGGCTGCCTCGGTATAGGCATAGGCGTTAACATCCGTGTCAATGGCGATCGACATTTGCTGGCCGCCATCTTCGGCCCAGTCGTCCATCAACTTGATGTCCGCCTGATAGGCGTCGATGTCGTTGACTTCGAAGGAGAACGACTTAGCCTTGTTGATCTGGAGCTCCACCTTGTCGCTGGTGGGCTTCTGATAAGTCAGGCCGCCGCCTACCTCATAGTCGTTGATGGTGATAGTGGGCGTGGTGCGGATCTGAACCGAGTCACCAACGTTCTTTACCTCGCCCTCATAGAGAGTGTTTGCAACCTCGGCATACGCCGTTGATGCGTAAAGCTTTTCCACCAACTTGCCCGACCAGATGGACGGTATAAACCCGCTGGTGCTGCTGCTGGAATAATCGGGGTGCCCTACGGCACGAGTTGGACCTGCCATGATAATTACCTCTCGGAATCAATGAACCGCGAGGCGTTGGCCGGGGCTTATCGCACCCGGCCCTCGCGCTGTGCGGCGAAGATGTCGGCTTCGAGCCGCTTCCCTTCTTCCGCGCTGTATTTCCCGTTGGCCTTATCGGTGTAGAACTGCTTGATCTCCGGCCCAGTCCAGATCCGTCCCGCGTCGGGGGTGGTTGTGGATCGGCTGGTGGGAGGATCCACCTGGTCATCGGGAATGCGCGTTTTCTCGGGCTTCGGCTGCTGTTTTTTGAAGGCGTCGAACACGGCGGCTACGCCGTCTGCGTCCAGTGCCTGTTGCGCAGCGTTCAGCGTTTGCTGGCGCTGCTCTCCGGTCTGCGGGTCGTACTGCGAGAGAAAGGTGTGGAACGCCTTGTCGTCGTTCACGGTTTTCCAGTCCGGCACCAGTTCGTTGAGCGCGGTCCAGAACGAGGCAGTGGTTTTCTGCTGCTCTCGCTGCTCGAACGTCTCAACCTTGCGCTTCAACTCATTCACTTCGGCGCTGTTGTCGGATTTGCTGGCACTGCTGGACACCATGCGTTGCACGAACGACACAAAGTCCTCACCAAACTCTGCTTCAAACTTGGCCATCTGCTCGTCAGTGAGCCCGCCGTTATTGCCTTCTTGCTTGGCGGCGCTTATCAGTCCGTCGATCTTTTGATCCCTTTCACTGACTTGCTTTTTAAGTGACCTGACCTCATCACGCAGCGCTGGCACCTCGGCGGCGTACTTCCCGTTAATGACGTTGAAGCGGTGTTCCCAGTAGGCCTCGGAGCGTTTCGGCTCGTCGGGTTTGTTGTCACCCTGGGAGTGCTTTTCGTCGTCGGGTTGTGCCGGCGGTTCAGCGGGTTGCGCGGCTTCCGGTGCTTCAGGCGCCTTTGTTTCCGATTCCGGAGCCGGTGGTTCGGGATTCTGGAGGGATTCAAAGTGCTGCTTGGCCGCATCGGCCTGCTGCTGGACGGAACGGGGTAGTGGCATTTCAACTCCTATGCGCTTATCTGCGCGGTGAGCCGGCATGCGCCGGGGTTCACGATTCGGGGTCACGGATTCGGTGCCGTTGGCCTTACCGGCATCGAGCGATCACCCACAAAAAAACCGCCTCCCATTGCTGGTGAAGCGGCTTTCTTGTGAGGCCCGGCGAACCGGGCTATGGGGTTACTGGCTGTATCGACTGTTCACAACGTCGCGGGCGCCTTGCAGATCCTTGGCCAGCGTCTTGTAGGCATCAGCGCATCCCTGGGCCTTGCAGACCATTAAGTGGCTGTCCGCCATTTCGAGACGGTCCCTGCATTCCTCCCGGCGCTTGCTGAGGATAGCCAGCAGGCGCTGGCCGTCCGGCGTTGAGGCGATTCGCGCCAGGGCCTTCCAGTCCTTCTCGTCCATCTTGCTCTCTCATCATGTTGACAATTTCCGCCATGAGCTTGCGAGCCTTGAGCGGCGTCATGGTGATGGTTTCTTGCGTGTCGGCCTGAGTCTCGGCCACTTCGGCCTCGCTCTTGGCGGCCTTGGCCATCTTCTCTTTCGCCTCGGCCTGCTTAATCATGCTTTCGAGTTCCTGCATCATCTGCTGCGCTTCGTTCTGGCCCTTGGCGTTCTCCTGCATCTTGTCCTCGGAAGGAATTAGCCCCGGCATATCCAGCTTCTCGGCCACGGCTTCCAGCAGGTCACGACGGCCCTCGCGGCCAATGATGCCCATATCAATATCGTTGGTAGTCATCTGAAGGAATTGTGTGCGCATCTGGTAGGTCTGCTCACGGATCAGCATGGCGCTGGAGCCTCGCGGCACTACGGCCACGTCGCCCTTGATGCTGTTGTCGTCGCTGTACTGCATGTTGTGCAGCCAGAGGGCTTCGATCACACGGCGAATCACACCCCGGTCAATGTGCCGGATAGCGTCTTTGATGCCTTTGTTCGCACTCTCCATGAGCATCGAGAGGCCGGAAGCGGTCTGTCCGGCCCCACCCACACGCTCATTGCCGTAGGAATAGCGGGGAATGTTGGTGGCATCGTCCGCCCGGATCTCGAACTTCTCGTACACGGCCAGCAGTTCAGCGGCGTTGCTCGTTGGCTGGAAGAAATTAAGCGCCCGATTGTTGCCGGTCAGGTTGGAGTCCTTGGTTTTCCAGATCTTCCACGGATAGATTTCATCTGCGCTTTCAGAGGGGTCCAGGCGCTCGTAATACACTTCCACCTGCGGGCCTGAGCTGATCGCCAGGTTGTTGACCAGTGACCGGGCGGTGGCGTTGCACACGTCCTGAATATCGCTCATCAACTCGGGAATGCCCTGTCCCCAGAACGAACCGGGCACCGGCTGGAAACTGGCGGCGTGGTAAGGCCGGCGCTCCAGCGGGTCACGGTTGATCTTCACGCGGATGACGTGGTTGCCGATCAGGGTCGCTTCGACTTCGTACTCGGCCAGCGGGTCTTCAACGTCGTCCGGGTTCACGCCCCACTGCAGCAGGCTTGTGCCTTGCGCACCACCGCAATAGATCAGGGCGTCGATGGTCTGGCCCCGGGTCAGCCACTCATGGCCGCGCCCTTCCAGTTCGGCACGCTCACCGTCACTCCAAAGCCAGTGGCGCAGGCCGGATTGGCCGTGCTCGTCCAGAACGGCACGGATGGCTTCTTCGTTGTAGCCTGGAACCCCAATGAGTTTATTCAGGTGCCCGCGAGTGAAGCGGCAGCGCTCGATGATGTACGCGCCGTTATCAATGCTGGTGGCGTCCGGGCTCGGGTACATATCGAACGGGGAGACGCGGTACCAGTCCGGCTTGATCTCCATCGTCTTGACCGATTTCCAGCCTTCCATCCAGGCCAGAGAGGCGACACGGCGCAAGTTGTGGCCGCGGATAAAGGCGTTCGGAAACGTAGTGAAGTCGTCAATGAAATCGGCCAGGGCGGAATCCCAGTCACCTTCTGCCAGCTGGTCCTCGATCAATTCCTCGTGGCGCTCGGCGGCTTCTTCGGCCCGCTCCTGCGCTGCATGGCGGATATGATCTTCGGCAGCCTTCATAATCGCCTGCACGTCAGGCGTTTGACCGGACTGCTGAGCTTCCAGGGCGGCCCGCTGCATAAACTGGCTGAACACCGGCTGCAGGAACTCGGGCGGCACCTGCGCAATCGGCGTCGGGCTCAGACCCCACGGCTTTTCGTTGGCGGGCATCAGAATGTCTCTGATCCACGATGAGGCGGCCCGGCACTTGGTGGTGGTCAGCATCATGAAAATGGCGCTGCCGCCTTCCTGCTTGATGGCAGCCAGCTTGCTCGGGTCATACTCACCCTTGCGCCGTCTCAGGCAGTCCAGCAGGCGGTATTCCACTTCCTGCTTGGCCATCTTGGCCTCTTCCCAGCAGCGGCGAATGTGCGCCCCCAGGGAGCTCTCCATCATCTTCAGTCGCCTGGTCTGCTCGTCCTCGATGCGCTGCGCTTCGGTCACTTCTTCGTCGCGCAATTCGCTGGCAGATTTGTACTGCAGTAGCCCGAGATTAGCCATTGGCGGTCCCTTTGGTCAGCAGGTCGTACAGCGCGGCGGTTTCGGCCCGCTTATCGTGTCGGCGGCGTTTGCTGTCGCGCAACATCCCGCCCAGGTGCTCGAACAGGTGCATGGTGTAGCCTTTGGGGTCGGCGGCAAATTCTTCCATATCGATGTTCAGGCCCACCCCGAACTCGCCCCTGGTCATGAACTGCAGGCGCACGCCCAATTTCGGCTGCGTGACACGCTTCTCGATGATGATCGGGTCAATCTGAATGTGGTCCACGTCGTTGCGATAGCGACCGCTCGGGACCGGCAGGCCGGCCTTGGCGATGGTCTGCGCAAACATCACGGCGATTTCCCGCTGATCCATGGTCACCGGTTTGTTGCTGTCGAGAATCGGCATGGTGGTCCTTTAGGTGTGAGCGGCCCAACTTCCACGGCGGGAAGGTGGCCGGTTCTTGGCAAAATCTTGTCGGGACAGTCGGGCAAACAGATCCGCCCGGGCCAGCGTCTCAAGGGCTTTTGCTCCGTGTGACGCCCAGTCGTGCCGTGGACGGTCCTTGTAAATGCCTCGCTTGTCATCCCATTCCTTGCGGAAGTTATCGAGACACAGGACGCCCTGGGCGCAGGCTTCCTCGTCAATCCAGCACGAGGGCAAGAACTGACGGACAGCCTGGACGCCCTCGGCGTGATTGCTGATACGCGGAATGGTTTCAAAGTGGATACCGAACTGTTTGGCCACATCGGAGCGAGACATCCCGGTACCCAACTCCCTGACCGCCAGATCGTGCGGACCATAATGCCCGCCGTACCGGTAGCCTTTATTGTTCAGTTGGTCGGCGTAATACTCGATGCCCTCGCCCTCGCCTTCCAGGTAGTCGATCAGGTGAACTTCCCGCCCGACAATCTGCGCAAACCAGATCGCCATGGTGTCGTTCATGCCCAGATCCCAGCCGGTGAATACCGGTAGTTGCGGGTTGACCTGAACCTGAGTGGTAAGGCGCTTGTTCTTACGCAGGAACTGCATCTGCGTGGCGTAGTACGCACCCTCTACCGACTGCTCGAACGCTTCTTCGGGGGTCGATGGGTATTCCCGCTGCATGTCGTCCTGCAGCGTCTGCTCTTTCTTTGCATACCAGGCGCGCTGGCCTACGGTGGTCCGTATGCTGTGCTTGTGTTCCAGGCGCTCGAAGTACTCTTGTAGGCGCTGCGGGATAGACACCGCTTTCGGGTCCATCGTGTAGGCTGGCTCCTGCCACCACGGAAAGAAGTGGAAATGGAAATCCAGATCCGTTGGCGTGCGCTGCAGTTGCTGGAGGTGCTGAGCCTGCTCGCAGTAGTTGAAGAAGTAGCCTTCCCGGCCCTCGGCGGTGGATTCCAGAGTAATCTGGTTGCCGATGCCAACAGCCTCGAATGCCCCGGTTACAATCTCCTGCGCCTTGTGCGGGTAGCGTTTACAGATCTTGCCGAACTCCGACACATGGAGCCGCTGCAACGTACCGCCCCGGTAACTGGTGGAGACGTTGATGGACGAATCGTTGTCGAAGACGTAGGCGCCAGACCCGCTCTTGTCGCTGACTGGCCGAGGAAATCTCAGGCCAATCTGATCGAAGATCGCCAGCCAGGCGTCCGGGATGTTCTTGTACGCGAAAACGATCTTGTTCCGGAAAATGTCCTTGGCGTCATCCAGATTGTGGCAAATGCAGCCAGCACTGAAGTTGTCCGTAAACAGGCAATCGTCCAGGGCGTCGATCATCTCGAACGTCGTAAAGCCCAACTGTCGGGCCTTCAGGATGATGTTGCGCGAATGGCCCTCGATGTAACGCTTGCGCTGGGCGGCGTTGGGCTTGAACCGAATCTTTCGCCCCTGCTTGTCCTTGATGTAGTACAGGGAGCATATGCGGAACCACTTGAGCGCCAGCGCTTCAACCAGGTGTTCCTTTTCGGTGACCTCGCCAGCCTCCATGGCGGCCAAATAGGCTTCGGCCAGCCTGACCTCGGCAGCCCGATTCATCCTTCACCGCGGACTTCGGCTATCAGTTCTTGTAGCGACTTGGCTTTTTGCTTGTTGTCTTTCTCGTACAGGCCCAGGTACTTCATCAGCTTTTCCTGCGCGGGGCCCTTATCGGCCAACTTGTACTCGTAGCGCTTCATCCCGGCCCCGCCATCTTCACCCAGAACGGTGGTGACCTTCAGACCCACGACGGCGGCAGCAATGTTGTCGTCCAGATCCTTTGGGGAAAGCGGCATGCCGTCGCCATCAAACAGGTTGCGCATGTCGTACATGCCGCACCGGAACACCTCTTTCAGCACCCGGTCCTGCGTAATGTCTGCCGCCTCGGCCACCGCGTCCGTCTTTTCCCGCAGATAGGCCTGCGTGTACGGGTGGTTCAGGTACTCGCTACCCATGGCCTCGCAGACTTTCTTGCTGGCGTTCGGGTGTCCGATCTTGTAGCACTTCGCGGCATCGCCACGGACCTTATCGTCCGAACTGCCGCGCCACATGTCGGCGAACTCTCGTAGCTTCGCCTTGGTTGATTCTCTTGGATTCGCTCCGAGCGGCATTAGATTTCCCACCACTTCACTGACACTTCTACCTCTGACCACGCCAGCCCGCCAACGCTGTCCATGTCATAGATCGTCAGATAGCAGGTGTACTTACCGGGCTTGATCGGGGCGGCGCCCAACTGAGCCACGACAACCGTGTTGCTGTCCGACAACCCAAGCATTGGCCCATCGGTGTCATAGGTGACACCTACGCCGGTAGCGAACGCATCGCCAGGGACGTGGAGCGCAGCCCTGGTGACAATATTTGGCGAAACCACGGCACCGTCCTGCATGAGCTGCAATCGAATGCGGTTGTCTCGACCCAGATAGACTGTTGCCATGTTAGGCGCTCGCAGTGTAAACCAGCGACGACACGCTCACAGTGTCCCCCGCCGCAATAGCAAGACTGGATAGATTGAGGTCCGCCCCTGAGGTGCCAACTGAGCCTCGATACACTTCCGTGCCAGCGGAGTCGGTCACCTTGAACTTCGCAGCGGTGCCGCCAGTGGCGTTTGTGGCGTCGGCTATTGCGTTGGCAGTGATTGCACCGCTCACTGCCGCGCCATACGCCGGGTCGCTCATGGTCAGCGTGGCCACTGCGGCGTCAGCGCTCGTCATAATCACCAGCAGGGCGGGCCCGGCTCCAGCATTGGCTGCGGTATTGATGGCGTTCGCCAGGGTGTTTCGTACCGCGGTTGTATGAGTCAGTGCCATGATAGTTCCTCGATCAGTTTACTTTGACGCCGTAACGAGCTGTAATCTCGCGGGTCGCTGTGTTTTTGGTGGGTCTGGCGAGCGCCCTGCCGCCCGCAGCCTGATGTGCTGCTTTGTCTGGTTGATGGCTGCCGGAAGCAACAACAACCCTTGCTCCGAATGCTGCATGAGTCGCCGGTCGCGAAATATGAATCGCCTCGCCGACGACGGCCCTTGTTGCAATCGCGCTGTGGCTTGCGCTCTGCGCTGCGTGGGTAGCACTCCCCGCTATTATTCGTGCGCCTGTACCACCGTGGGTAGCAACCTGAGCATTGTGGGCAGATGTTCCGGTGATGACTGCCATTACTGCATCCGATTGATGATGACCACACGGAAGCTGAACACGCCTGTGCGCTTTCCGGTGGTGGAGATTTTTAGCTGAACCAGTGAAGACTGGCTATCGGTGACCTTGCCCGCCTCCAGCCAGACCTTAACGCGACTGGTGCCGGTGATGGGGTTTGACGCCAGCACAGTCAGCGCCTCTGCAATCTCGGTGACTTCGTGTGAGCCCCGGGCCAGAGAGCCGCCCTGCTCTGCAATCCAGTCGGTCAGATCAAAGTCGTAGTCCAGAATCTCGCCAGACTGCAGGAAGAACAGCGGCTCGCTGGACTTGAACTGAAGCAGCCTGTTGGCGACGAAGGTCCGCTTGGTCGGAGCCACAACGTCCATCGGGTACTGAATGGCAGGCTCAACGGTGACCGTCCGGGTCGCTGTGCCGATATTGCCGGCCGCGTCTGCAACCGAATAGGTCAGCGTGTAGGTATTAGGCACGGCGGTATTCACCGAGCCCGACACGGTCACGGAGCCTGTCAGGTCGCCATCCACATCATCTGTGGCGCTGAATCCAGGATCAATCCATGTATCGCCCTGGGTTAGCGTCTGGTTGCCGCCGCTGAGGGTAATGACCGGGGCGGTTGTGTCTTCCGGCACAAATTCGGTGACTGTGACAGTTCGGGTGGTGCTTGACTGGTTGCCGGAGGCGTCCGTAGCGGTGTACGTCAGGACGTAGGTGCCAACGGTCGAGGTATCGACAGTGCCTGTTACCACAACGCCAGTTACTGAAATATCGCCATCAGCGTTGTCGATCGCTTCATAACCTGGCTCAACCCATGCACTGCCCTGAACAATGCTCTGGTTGCCGCCAGTCAGCGAGATAACCGGGGGCACTGTATCTGCCAGGGTCGTGCTGGTGAATGTGCCGGTCACACCACCAATGGTCAGGAACGTTTCACGCACACCATCGTAACCGCCACTCGAATACTCGCCACTGGACGTATGACGCACTCGCACGCGGTAATTCAGGCGGACAACGGTGTCGGCACTGGTCCAGCCGCCATACGTGCTGCCCCCGTCAGTGGATACGGAATACTGGCTGCCGGTATCGCCGGCCACGGAGATCGGAATATCAACGCCCGCATCCACACCGGTCACTGTGATCGCATTCGATGTAACAGTAATGCCGCGTGCGACATTGGTTTGCGCAGTAAAGTTGAAGGCGGTCGGGGTGGTATCCACGCCCGCCGCCGTCGTGAACGTGGTTTTGGTGATGATGCCGCCGGCATCCGCATTGAAGGCGCGAATCCAGAAGTCGTAGGGCGTGCTGGACGAAAGGGTGGTCAGCCCCACTGGGTCGCTGGTGGTTACCCAGGTTGCGCCAAGGTCCAGACTGTACTCAAAGCCGGTCAGGTCGGCCCGGTCGTAGCTGAAATTGATCGTTGCCGCGTTGCGAGAGGCGTTGATGCTATCAATCGTGACCGTACCGTTCGGCCCCAGGTCCTCAATGGTGACGATGCGACTCTCAATCGCACCGGTTTCGTGCAGGTAGAACTCCAGGGTGGCCGATGCCGTGCCGGACTCTACACCATCGGCCATCGTAATGTACGGGGTAATATCATCCAGCCAGGCGCCGTCGGCGTCGATCTGAGCCCAGGCAACTGTCATGACCGCCGGGTCGGTATCGCTGGCAATACGAATCTCATACGGCTGCGCGGTAGCCAGTTGGATGCCGAACAGAACAGACAGCGCATTCGGATCACCGTGCTGCGTGTTGGCATACGGGAACAGGTTGCTGTAGTCCGTGGTGCCGGCCACGGTGTAACCGTCCACATCCACCTGAATCTCTGCAGTGGCATCATCCGGCAGGCGCGGCACCGGGAAGGTGAAGTCACCGGCACCCGCATCGGTCAGAACCACAACCGTGCCGTTCAGTCGGGCCGCCGTCGGCGGATTGGTGTTGCCTGTCAGCGTAATGGTGGCCGTATCGCCTTCGGTCAGTGACGCCGGAACTGCAAGGTCTGGGCCTGCTGTAAACGCACCGGTATACCCAAACTCCAGCGCCCCATCGTTCGCCACATACCCGAAGTTCAGATCCATCAGATTGCCTCCAGGGCCTGCTCAAAGGTAACGCCCACATCGGACGTTGCGCTGTGCAGGCTGACCTTGAGCGTGTCGCCTATGGCTTCGGAGATATCGGACAGGTCAATCGCGCTGATGATGCCGCTGGCGTCCGTGGTGATACCGGTCAACTGCTTCACTACGGTTCCGGAGCTGTTCACGGCGTCCAGGGTCAGGTCGGTGAGACTGACAAGCAATCCACCATCTTTACGAGCGGTATTAGTCGGAAGCCCAACGACATTCACCTGCACCGAAATCGTCTCAGTCGCCGCCGCGTCATCCGTCAGCACCAGGTTATAGGTGCCAGACGTGGCAATCGTGGCGTCCGAGTCGGTCAGGGTGACGGTTGTGCCGACGTGGCTGTCTACGGTAATGGCGTTGCCGTTCAGGGTGGCGCTGGTGACTGTGCCTGCCAGGGTGGTTTCGACAGTGAACTGGGAGCCTTTGCGGAGAGTTGGGTTGTTGGCTACAGGGCCTGTCGGGAGCGCATCACCGTCGTTTGCGGCAGAAATTTCATGCACCGCGAGCGTATCAACAACATCGCCAGTGACTTGCCTTAAAAGTGCGCTGATGCCAAAGAAGCCGGCTACAGCCAGGGGGCTCGGGTCAGTATATGAAATATCCGCAGCAGCAGGCCGTGATCCGCCAATGTCCCAGGACCTAACCTCAATCAAGGCACCGTCTCTTATAATTTCAATATAGCGACTGGTTACGCCCGCTGTTCCAAGGCCGCTGGCAGAGCCAACTTCTGACTCCGTGCCGGCGTCGTATTTCGACAGCCTGAAATTGCTGCCATACCAAACCGTATAACCGCTCTTATTTGCATCGCTCGTGCCGGAGCCGCTAAGAATAGGGCCTACAATCTGGCCGGGGTTGAGGCCGGTGTGGTTATCGAATGTTCCCAGGAATCGGACGGTAGTCTTCCCGGAGGTGGTGCCGACCAGCCAGGAAATGGCGGATCTCAGGAAATCTCCAGATACCCAGTTAATCCGCAAGCTGGAATCTGACTCTGCAAGCGGGTTTCCTGCTTCCACCACTTGCGCCGCGCTGCCAAACTCGAGCGCGAAATCCGGATGAGCCTGCCCTGCGGTCGCGCCGTTGAAGTTTTCAAAGAACTGACTCATAGCAGACTCGCTGTTGAAAGGTTGAAGTCGTCAATAAGAAATTCGGTTTGCTCGGCATAGCCGGAGTTATCGGCGCCCATCAGATAACCGAAGCTCCAGCCCGGAAAGCTTCCATCGGTCGGCAGGTTGAACGGCTCGCCGAGTAGTTCGTGGGTCTTCTGCCAGACAGAGCCGCTCTCGGCCCACTTTCTCCAGACCTCTACGCTGCCATCCGATGCGCCCGGCGTAGACTCCGTGACAACCTTAACGGCCAGGTACATGTGCCGCCCCTGGTCGTCTGGATAGGTGATAAATGGAACGGAGCCCCTGTCACCACCGTTGCCTACACCGATGGTTTTCAGGTAGAAGTTGCTACCTCCTGCGCCGTCAGGTCTGAACTCCATACCGACCTTGGCGCCTGTGCCCGTATAACTGTCCATCCAGATAAAGAAAAGCTTGTTGTTCGGCGTAGGGGAATAGGACTCGCCGTATATGTCGGGCACGTTCTCGTGGATGTAATTAAGCGGAACTCGCATGGCAAACCGCATCCACAGCGTTTTCTCTGAGCGGCCAACAAGTCGCCAGCGCTGCTCGGCAAATACATTTGTGTCAGTGCCTTCATTGAAGGCGAACCGCATGGAGTTTTCGCCGTTAAGGGCCGTCCAGTCTCGCGGATCGCCTACAAGCTCGTTATAAATGCTGGAGCCGTTATAGATGACAGTCGGATTGCCTGACGGGCTCATTGTCACCAGGGAGGTGAAGCGCATTTCTGTCCAGTCGAAGTCGGGATACCCGGCCGCAGACAAATCCCCGGACTCAAAGCCATCACTGACAATGTTGCCGGCAGGCAGGCTCAGATCTGGCTCGAACGGACCTGCGGAGCCTCCACCCCCAGAGCCAGCCTGCCGCGCCACCGCCAACGTAATATTCGGTACGCTCAATGGGGAATCGGATGTGGCCATTACTTGGTTGCCTCGTTGATTGCGTCCACCAGGCCGTTGTGCCGGGTCTTGCAGTCGTGATATTGATTGGCCCAATCGCGCATCGTCAGAACTACGTCTTTTCCGGTGCCGTCAGTCAGCATCGGAAGCTCTTGCGGGCACTTGGTCAGAAGGTTCTCCGGGGGCCTTTCCTTGGGCTGAAAGATTAAGCAGCCGGAAAGCGTCATCGCCAGGAGGGATACAAACATTGCGGAAAACAGGCTTTTCAATCTCACGGATGATCCCCCTGTCGATAACTCGTTCATTGGCGCGGAGTGTGGATAGGCGCTGCTCGACATTGCGGGAGTGTCCGGCAAAGTCTTCACGTACCTGTGCGGCCAGTGCGTTCTGAGCCTCAAGTGCGGCGAGATCCTTGGAATCCTCAAACTTGCCCTTGACCAGCCATCCAGCACCGAAGGCAGCGGATACAGCGATTGCGCCAACGGCGAGCTTTGCTTTTAGGCCGAAGATCATTGTTTGCCCTTGAGCGCTTCCACGGCATTGCCACCGTAGTAGTAGAGAAGGTTTGCGGAGAACACCCATGCCAGCGTCTGAGCCAGCGGCACAACGTCTGTGGCGACGTTATCGGCGGCCATAGCTATCAGGATGAACAGAAGGCACAAAAGGCTGATGTAGGCCATGACACGGCGGTGGAACCACCACTGGTTCGGGTTTGGGTGGTTATCGTTCACGGTCACTCTCGATAATCCTGTCCAACTTGCTCTCAATGCGGAGCATGTAAGCCCGGATCTCGTCGAATTTCTTGTCCGTCCGCGCCTGATCGGATGCCCGGACCTCCTGAATGTGCTTGATGTTCAGTTCAACCTGGCTGATGCGAGAGTCCTGCTGGAAGAAGAACCACATAACCGATACGAACATGACCGCCGTGGTCACAATGTGGCCAAGGTTGATGGTCTTGCTGACGTGCCAGCGTCCGTCTTCACGGTCGTGTGGGCTCTGTTCGGGCATGGAAACTCCGGCAAATACAATCAGGCCCGCTGAGCGAGCATCACAGGTGTGGGGTCGATGTAATCGCCGTCTGCGTTCTTGATTTCAAGGTGCAGGTGCGGCGTGATGCCCGAATACCGATCACGTAAATCCTGGGCCTCACCGATGAGGGTGCTTTTGCTGACCTTCTGGCCCTTCTCGACAGCCGGCTCCACGTAGAAGACGCGGAACTGGTAGCCCTGATCGCTGATTTCGACGTAGCGGTAACTGAGGTCATCGAGGTAGGTGTAGCCCAGCTTGGTGACAGTGCCGGCTACTGGCGAATAGACCAGGGTGCGAGGCTTGCAGGCCAGATCGAGGCCGTAATGCTTGCGGGTGCCGCGTGATGCGCCGAAATGGCCGCAGCCATGACCGTCACACTTGCGTTCGGACATTTCGTGCAGGTGCATGGCGACCTCCGGGCATAAAAAAGGCCTCGGGTCGCGAAGACGGTCGAGGCCAAGGGTCATGTGTGGTTGTGGCTACTGAGTTACAAAGAGGGCGCCAACCTCACCGAGCGGCTATGGGTATGCACCGGCCAGGCCGCACGTTGTATCTGGTTCGGGCACAAAAAAGCCGCGACGGCGGAACCGGGCGGCTTTTGGGGATATTTTAAGCTAACTCTTTCCAGGCGGCTTGCTGCTTGGCCTTGTATCTGGCCTTGGCCTCGATCTTCCGCCTGTGCTTTGAGTGTAAGAACTCCTTTCGGCGCTGATCGTTGTATTCATCCAACGCTTCTACCGAAATCATTTCCCACCAAGGGTGCGCCTCCCCAAAGAAGTGCCGCAACACCCTCCTGCACCCCCGGTTAAACTCTTTTTTATCGTCAGGGTCAGAGAAGGTAAACCTAAACCACTCGCCGCGCATCTTTGTGCCTCTGTCCGCAAACTCCCTCTGCAAGCACCTTTCGACCTTTAGGCATTTTTCTCTGTTATAGCCGACCCTCACCGTAGCGATATACTTCGCCGGTATCGGGCAAGCGGTTCTGAGGGATGTTAGGCGCTGGGTTACGTTGCCCGACATTCCGAGCTTTATGTATCCGGGGCCTGATTCGTCCTGGCAAAGAAGAGCGTAAACGTGGTAAGTGGGTCGCGTTTCGAAGGTTGGAAGGTATTCGATAGCCATGAATTCTCCAATCTATTTCCAAGGGTACAAATGTGTGAAGCGATTGTCAAGCAGCTTGACTGTAGGACTGTAGGACACGCTCAATCTGCTGATATGCTCGACTGACGCGTTTGCGGTAGGTGGCCGGATCAACACCGATTACACCGGCACACCAAGGGATTGAAAAGGTGATTTCAACGTACTTTTCATTCAACGGATCTTGCGCGACCGTGCGCGTTTTTCCTCGCAACCCTTTGTCGATGCAGGCCGCAAGCTGTAGATCTTTGCTTAGGCGCCCCATAACCTTGCTTGCCTCAATCATGCGGCCTGTAAGCTCCTGCCTGCGGATTCGGTCAACCCTGCTAGCCAAGGTGCAGAACCCCGAAAACCCCGATCCTTTTGGCAGGCTGCCGTGGTCAGCGTAGGTGCCGAGGATGTGGCGGCCTTCATTTGCAATGTCATCCTGGAGGTCAACAACTATCTGGTAGTCAATGAAGTCATCAACTATTTGTTGGGCTTCCTCGCGTAGAGCCTTCTCTGCGTTCGTCTTACGATTCTGCTCTGCCATATCACCCTCGCATCCCGTTAAACAGCTTCCGAATCTCTGCCTCGTCATCCTGCTCTGTCAGCCAGGCCTCTAATTCATCCCGGCTTATCTGCTTTGCCCTGTACTCAGCCATTTGCTGCGGGCTTTGATCTCTGTTGGTATTGGCGCAAATCCCTCAAACCTTGCCCCGAAGCGGTCCCGGCAACTTCGCTCCGCATACTCAATCGAGTTATCGGTGAGCATGGTTGCCCGCTTGCCGTCTACGATGGCGGTAAGCTGGTTCACTGGCTGCACCAATCCAGCGACACCACTCCGCAACTCCGGCACTGGTGGCCATCGGGCACCAGGTAGAACAGATTGCTGCCACACTTGCAGCGCCACATCGTGTTCGGTACCTGCGGACCACGCATCACGCCGAAGAACTTCCGGCAACTCGGGCACTCCATCAGCTCCGCATCCCGCTCTTTCACCATGACCGCCTGCCATTCGTGTTCGCACTCGGTGCAGATGGCAGGACCGGACAGGTGCGGCTTCATGCTGTCGAGGTCAATCACATCACCCATTCAATTGCTCCGCTTGAGCACTGAGCAGGCGTCATAGTTTCTGTATCTGAAAAGACGGTGAATAAGTCGGTACCAGCGGGGCCACTGACAAACTGCGCCGTTAAGCCCTGGGAGCAACGACCATTCAAACCCAACAAAGTGATACTCATCGCCTTCAAAGCGTCTCGCGGGCTGCGCAATCCCGATTTTGATTCCATTACAGAAGAAACGTGGAAGCCACCCCGGCAATACCGAAATCGCCTTGTGCTTGTAGTGGATCGCTAATATCTGGCCTCTTGGTGCCCAGCTTTGAACGTCGCTCTCAATGCTTATGATCTTCATGCCGCCAATCTCCCGCTCTCAAGATCCCGTATCCGCTGGCTCCACTGCTTTCGCAGCGCTTCCAGTTCCTGCCAGTCCCACTTCACCGGCGCCGTGTTGGTTTCGCAGTGGTCAATAATCCGCCTCGCCTCTGCCTTTCCGAACCGGTCAACCAGCCCCTGCTTGTAGCCCCGGGTGGTTTTGGTCCCCTCGATGTTGGCGCTCAACGACTCGTTGCAGTACTTGTTGCACTGCAGAAACGTGTTCCTCCGGTCGTACCGAAGATTCGACTGCGCACCACGGGTCTTGAAGTGACCGCAGCACCAGTCCATGTGAGTCTTGCCGCACGATATGCACTCTGGTTCCATTCCTCGCTCGCGAAACCACTGCAGTTCCTCAAGCACGCGCATCCGGTTGAACACCCGCTGGCATTGCTTGTGCTGCCAGTTCAGATCGCGGCGGTTGAACTCTCGGCGCTCGGCTCTGGCCTGCTTGGCGGCCTTCTCGGCTTTCTTCTCTATCTGTTTCCGGGCAACCTTCCTCGCGCAGCCAACCGAGCAGGCAACCTGCAAGCTGTTGAACGGCTCGAACTTGTTGGGGCAGGCTCGGCACTTCTTCATGCGCGATCAACCTCCTGCTTCAGCAACTCCAGCAGGTCCGGATGCATCACAAGCGTCCCGTCGGCAAGCTGGAAACAGCCCGGCGCCTGCTTCATGCCGAATCGCTTGTTCCACTTCTTCTGAATGCGCTGATGGTAAAACTCACTCATTGATGCCGTTTTCTTGTGCTGCTTCCGTGGTGCGGTCTGCGTTGCCAGATCATTCGCATACACGCGGACGCCGCCATAAACAAAGCCTGGAATCCGGTTGATCACTTCGCATCCTCCATAGCCGCCTTCGAGTAATGCCGGAAGGTCAGGTCAACGTGTTTGGTTTCGCGCAGGTCTGCCTGATCGACGGCGCCGCCCTTGCGCAGATATTCGCGGGTCAGGCGCTCGATTTCGGCGGATTCCTGCTGCTTGGTGCTGGGTCTGGTTGGGCCGATGCTGGTCATGCTAGATCACCAACTTTCCATTGCAGATAGTCTTCGAGGTAGTGGTGCATGATCTGACCAAGGCTGTCCGACTCCACCAGAACGCCCCGAGCTGCGCCCACGTAGTGAAAGTAGCCATCCTTGCCAAGTTGGAATATTGGGCGTTTTCTCCAGCAGTAGACGACTCGATATTGAACCAAGGGCCCGTTGGTTGCTCTCATCTCACTCACCCCTCAGTTGCCGCATCAACTCCGCAAAGCTAACGCCGTTCAGTGTGTTTGCTGGCTTGTTGCAGTTGGCAGACAGCCAGGCGCCGATCCGCTTTCTGGTTTCGATTGATTCTGGGTTCATGCTGCCAACCCCACTAAGTTCGCCATCTGTTCAATCTGGCCCTGCGTCATGCCGCGCCAGTAGTTATCAATGACGTGCTGGCAGAACCGCCCATAGATTTCGTGGAACTCGCCATCGTCCATGTCCGAGAAGTTCAGGCTCTGAGGCATCCTGATCGTGGCCAGGCCAACGCCAGGGACGTGAACGCCCATTTCCTCGCAGCCGATGTTGCCCTCCCATTGCAGGCGCTTCAGGACGCCATGAGCTTCCATGTTCTGGAAGTCTTCGATATTCTCCACCAGTAACTGCCCGAGCTTGTGAGCGCGGCGCCAGTTGTGCAGGCTGCGCGGTTTCTTCGGGTCAGCGGCCAGTACGTCGCCAACACGGAAGCCTCGCTTACGCAGGGTCTGGCGGGAAATGTCGTCGTCCGGGGCTAGTGTTCCGTCCTTAGTGACTCGAAACATGACGGCGCGGCTTGGTTTGGATTTGCGCTGCCCCATCACGCCACCTCCGGCGGAACAGGCCCGCTCTCTATCAGCTGATACCGCCGCCCGTCCTCATGACGCTCAGTGCGGCCCTCGTCCACCAGTTCATTCATGGCACCCTGTGCCGCGTACTCCGTCGTCCTGATGGCCCAGGCAATGCTGCCGATCAGTAGCGGCCCGCGCTGTTCCAGTGCGCGGAGGATGTTGGCTTTCATGTTGGGGTCAGTCATGGGATACCTCCGTAATCGTCACCGGCAGCCGCCAGGGCTCGAATGTCTCAATGTCCCGGCGTATCTGGTGTTCGCTTTCTCCCTGGCGGATCTCTCGGCGGGCGAGGAAGGCTGGGGAGTCGATGAAGAAGCTCTTAGCTTCCTTATGATCTACTGTGAGATTGTCGGACAATGTTGTGTTCATTCCACCACCTCCAAAACTTCAATCTTGATCCCGCAATCCTTCCTCCCCATCACGGCAGGAATCTTCTGGTATTCAGGTATGCCGGCTTGCTTGTCCCATTGAGTGAGCGCCAGATAGCGCTGACAGGTATCGCGTTGAGGGCACCAATCGCTGTCTGGGTTGGCGCTGTAGCGGGCGGCGCAGCGGGAGGTGTCATAGGGGAGCGTTTTAGTCATAGCGATTCCACCTCATCCCCGATGCGAAGCACCTCAACGCCTACTGATCTGAGCGCTTCCTTGCATGGTTCGCAGGCATAGCTGTGGCCTTCCAGTTCAGCCCGGATGCCTTTTCGGCCATGCAGATTCATCACAGCCACCTGCTCGGCATGGCCTGCCTGTTGGCAGACTTCCTGGCACAAGTGATACCCCTCTCCGGTCTGGTAGCCGTGAGTGTCACGCGGGCAGATCGGTTGAGGATTGCGGCAGTAGTTCTCCCCGGTAACGACATGGCCGTCAGAGGCTTCGATGTGGCAGATCACTTGCTGTTTGGCACAGGTCATGCGACACGCTCCATTGACCGGGCATCGCCGCCCCACTGCAAGGCAGCGGCCATAGCAATGCCTGGCTGTGACTGGCTTCTGAGTCTTTCCCGCTCCGGACCCGGTGACATTCGATGAACCCACGACCACGCCTTATGCTCATCGGTGCCGGCTTTGGGCGGGTTCAGCTTGTCGGTAGGGATTAATGGCGGAAGGCCGCGAAGTCTGAAAGTGGTTGCCTTGAACGTCTCGTCACCAAACCACCACGGCTGAACGGTCTGCGTAATGTCATCACTTCGGGTCAGCGCCTTGGCCAGCCAGTGCATAATCGGATTCTCAACTGCAATCCGGGCAGCATTGGCGTTCAGGCAGTCATTAAAGAATGCCGCACCTTCGGCAGCGCCCTTGACTCGATCAGGACACATGCGATTCTCCGAGCCGTCCGGGTTGTAACGACGCCCCCCCACATACAGGTGCTTGGCGCCGGCATTGGTCAGGAAGCGGCACACCGGATGCGCAATCACCAAGTCCCAGCGCTCACGCAGTAATGGGCGAACATCGCCTTCATGGTGCGGGCCCGGGCTTTCAGTCGGGAACAGGTCACAACTGATAGCGTCATGGCCAAGGGCAAGGAATGCATCCCGGAACACGCCAGAGCGCTCACAGGCAATCAGAACTTTTAAAGGCTTCACACCACATCCCCATCAAACGTAAACGGCGCCGCTTCACGCTGCGGCTTCCGAAAGCTATCCGCAGTCTTAGGCTCAAGCTCTAAGCGATACCGCGCCCTGGTGCAGACAAATATTCCGGAATCGTCGTGGTGCATTCCGAGTTCGGTGATTGGGAGGCCGCGCTGGCAGCCGGTGCACTGGTTCATGCGGACACCTCCCGATCTGCCAGGTATTCCAAGTGCGCGGCTATGCTGCTCTTGGAAAGGCCATGCTGCTTCCCGAGCCTTTGCATGGACAACCCAGCGGATTCGGACTTCAAACGGTCGCGCTCTGATATGCAGGCGCGAATAATTCGCTGCTCATCATCCGGCACGGATACCGGCATGTGATTGGCGATCTTTGCAATGGTCCGCTCGCTGCACTCAAACTTGACGGCAAGGCTCGCGTTCGACAGCTCTTTGGCCTGCAGGCGCAACTTTCGACCCTTGAGGTACTGGCGGCATATTTCGTTAAGGCTCATTGCGCACCTCCGGCAACCATTTCCTTCAACTCTGAAAGCCGCTTTTTTGCCTGCTCTTTGCTGGTTCGATTAAGGCGCACACCGCTGTCACTCCGATAACAAGAGCGGTCGCAGTTTGTGCAATTACAATTAGGGCGCTTGTTCGGCTTCATGAAACACCTCCGATGCGCTTAACTTCGCGGTCCAGCGACTCCAGAAAGGTTTGCGTGCTGTCGCGTGTGATCTGCGCGACACCCTGATCACCGCCACCCAGGTAAACCTCTCGGGCTTTCTCGGGATCTCCGATCAGCGCTGGCTCATTGTTGGCGCGACCGCGCTCAAAAGATTCGGACTGGCTGTTTTGGTGCTCGCAGGTACCCAACAATTTGCGCGGGAATGTCTCTGGTGGCTGTACGGTGAATCCTTGGTAAAGCTTCAGAAAATGATTCTGCAGGAACGGGTATTCGTCGTACCCGGTGAGGGAGATTTTTATCCACCCGCCCAGGCGCTCTATCGCGGCATGAATCTTCGGGTCATCGAACACCACTGACCGGTAGTTGCCGACACAGCGAATGGCGTAATCGACTTTCGCCCAGGCTTCTCCGGCTGCTGATTGGCTGTTACCGGCAATGTGCTTGATTACATCGGAGGGCTTTGGGGGGAACTGGCCAGTGTCCGGGTTCTTGATATGACCGGACAGGCCGGTGCGGATATCTCGCAGGCTGTAACTGCGCAGGGCGCTGAAGACCACATCAAGCATGGGGTCACTAACCGTCTTGCCATAAACCGCGTAAGCTGCTGTCCAGATTTCAGCAAAGTCTTCCATCTCGTTGTTATTCACCTTGAGCCCTCCGTCTTGCTGCCCACTGGCGGCCAATCTCTACGTTCTGCTCGTGGATTCGCTGCTCTCTGGACGCCGGGACGCTCTGCAGGCGGTGCACGACGCCGGCACTATTGGCGGGCGTTACCGATCCCTGCATCCAGTCGGCTTTGAAGCCTCGCCATCCCCTGGTTGCAGCCTCTTCGCCGCACTGGTTGACCGTGTACCCCATAGCTACGGCCTTGTGTAGCTCTTTGCCGATGGTGTTGATCGCTGTTTGGCTATGGACGGCGCGGGCTTTGGATCTTGCCTTGAGCCAGTCCTTCAGGATTTGTTCTTCAGGAAGTTCCGGCCAGGATGAGTAATCGATCTTTTCGGGCTTCTTTGGGGATGGTGCCTGTTGTTTCTGCTCGGGTTGAGCGTCGGAAGATGCGCCATCAGTTTCTTTACTGACAGGTTCACTGACAGATTCAAAAGAGTGACTGATTCCGGGTGCAGCCTGTTCACTATCCCCTGGTGCAACCTGTTCACCATGGGGTGCAGGATTTTCACTAGGGGGTGAATCATTTGCACTATGGGGTGCAGTAATTTCACCCCATAATTTAAGCAGATAGATGTTTGTGCTGTTACCTTTCGGTCCTTTCCTGACGCTCTTCTCTACCAAGCCATCCTTGATGAGAGCGTTTATGTAGTTCATTGCGCTGCGCTTGCTGATCTCGCACTGGTCAGCAATGTGCTGATAGGAGGGCCAGCACTCCCCTTTGTCGTTGGCGTTGTCAGCCAGCTTGAGAAGTACCAGCTTCTTGCCGGCACTCCCCACCTGAACGGAGAAGGCTTTCGCCATGAGCATGACAGCCATTACGCGGCCTCCTGAATGCTTCGACCTGAAAACCGAGACCTAAGCGCGGCAGCAAGACGAGCGTCTGGCTCTATATCTGCATATCGGCAAGCGAGTTCATTTTTTCGGCGGCGCCATGCTTCATGAGCCTCTTCAGCAGAAGTGAACCAGCCTAGAAAGTCCGGCTTTTCAGTAAATGGGTTGTTGCAGTATGCGTGGAACTTTCCGCGCCATGAGTTCCAGCTCACGCCGACCGGAAATCTGCGGCTCTTCTTGGAACTATGGGTTAGAAACTTGTTTAATTGCGGGCTTACAAATATGCAGGTGTTCGGAGAGTAGACTCTATTGCCCTCAAAAAGAATGTCTTTGTCCAGATCCTTGCCTTGCCAGTCTTGCGCGCTCATCCATTCGCGAAAGGCAGAAAATTTACGCCATTCTGGGCAAACTGAGCAGCCAGCATAGTTAACTCTATGTTTGCCTGGACGCTTGCTATAACAACGGTTAAGCATGTTCTTCCATGCCCGGTAAAATGGGCACTCCGTAACCTGCCTGTTCCCGTTAATAGTTTCTTGGCGTATTACCGCGTAATCGGCATCATTAACGCCGACCCCGCAAACGATTCTGCTTCTCTCTGCATCTTGCGTTCGTCTCGTTTTCATCGCATACTGCCTCTATCGTTTTGATTCAAACCCGCTAGCCCTGCCAGGCTCTGATGCGGGTTTTCTTTTGCCTGTTTGGTTGCCCCACCTTTGAATGACGCGAGTATTTCGTGGGGCCAGCCGTCGCACGGCCTACTGCTACAAGTTCGCAACCATCGTTGCTGTGATGCCGGCCAGGATCTCCCAACCCTTCGCATCTGCGGAATGCCCTCTTGGTACCGTCCCGCTTTTAACGGAAAGGACACTCCCGGGTGCCGACTGCTTACGGCAGTCAGTCGTCAGTCTCATTCCGCGCTTTCTTTCGCTCGCTCTTTAACGCTGATAACCCGGTCATCAAAGGCGTAAAGCGTCTGTTCCTCGCCATTTTGAAGAACATGGGTTTCGCCGTAGCTGCCGTCCTGCATGGAAACGACAACCTCTTTGTCGTCGGAGCAGTGCGCCTGAATCGTTACGTTGGTTGTCATACCTAATCCTCCCGTTTAAGTGAGACGCGGTGACCGGAAGTGATCCCGGCTTGATGGGAGACGGCTATCTCAGAACTAATCCCTTTCGACTATCCCGAAAGACCTACTCAGGGCCTGAGCCTCGCCCGCTATCCACCCGCTTCTGCTGCCCATCACCACTGGACATTCACCGCATCGAAAAGGAATCTGGAAACTAGTATTCGGCCAATCGGGCAACTCCCGATCCAAACCGCCAGATCCCTTATCGATGCGTTCTGCTCAGGTGCCGTGCCTGACAGAAAACCCCATCTTCAATTCTTGAGACTTGCGAGCACACGCGGCATCTAAAAGGTTGTCGTGGTAGCCGAGATCGTGACGCTTTCCGGCCTTAGAAATAGATGCGCGCCACCTGTTACCCTTTCTCCAGACCCCGCAGATTCCCGTAGTGTTGTTCTTGAATTTCGCCAAATTCATACAGTTGATTTGCGCCGTAGCTTCTCGAAGGTTTTCGAGCGAATTATTGGTGCCGTTGCCGTCAATGTGGTCTATTTGTTCTTTCGGCCAGTACCCGTAAACCAATGCCCAAATAACCCTGTGCTCTCTGAAATTTGTTCCACAAATTGATACAGACCTATACTTGTTGCAGCCGCTTGAGGTCGTCCACTCGTTACCTGCAGTCGTGCCCGCATACTTTTTGTTCCAGGCATCGCAAGACGCTTGCGTGGCAAAATGGCTGATTGGCCTTGTGAGCCAAGCTAGGCGGCCTGAGCTTTTGTCGTACTCCAGGCAGGTGCGGATGTAATCAACCTCGATGCTTCTCATAAAATTCCCCATCCAGATGCGCCCTGCTCCCAGGGCAAACACTGTTAATCTGTTTTCTGGCACTGGCTGAATAACCAGTATTTTTTCCCCACTTATGGCGATTACTCAGAAGCGCGTTCCGGGTAATCTGTATTCATGCGCAGTCTTCGAGGGGCGGCTCGCCGCCAAAACTGATGCTGGCCTCAACCAATCCCTTGGAGGCAAGCACGCTATAAACGCGCTCGACCCTGCGGGCGGATGGGTCAGGGAAAACGCCCCGGCTGAATTTACTGAGCCAGGAGTAATCAACGTCAGCTTCCTCGGCAATGGCGCCGAGGCGTCCCTTGCACTGCTGAAGACCGGTTATCGTTTTCTGAATAAAGATGCTGTCCATGCGTGACAGTTTAGAGCACGATCATGCTCATTATCAAGCACAAAATGAATTGTGTTTAGCTTTAGACTTTCGGCGAGAAGTCCGAAGGGGATAAAGGAATGAAAAAACCAATAGAGGAAATTGTCGGAGATAACATTCGACGGATAAGAAAAGACTTGAGCTGGTCGCAAAGAAAGCTGTCCGATAAGACGGGCGTTTCTCAGAGGGTCATATCGAACATCGAGCAAGGAGGCGGGGCTGGGTCCAGCTCTATCGGCATTCTGGAAGACATTGCATGTGGCCTGGGCATCCCAACCTTTTTAATCATGACCGAGGGGCTTACTGCAGATAAGGATCGCATTAAGCGTATGGCAACGGTTATGGGCTCGTTCGGCGCCCTGTCAGACCACGCGCAGCAGCGAATACTTGATATAGTTGAGGATTACATGGAAATGAACAATAACTCATAATTTTTATACATGTACTCCCGATTTACAGTTTTTAGGCTAGACTCCTGTACGCGCATACAGTAACTTTGAAAGTCGCGCATACAAAGGAGCCGTTATGTCGAACCGCACCACCGCCCCAGTCCCAAGAGAAATCTTGCTCGAAGTAGAAGCCATGCTTGCCTTCATCATTACCAGCAAAGCCGCCAACGATCCCAATGCCGAAGTCATTGTCAGTGACCTGGTGACGGTCGCAAAAAACAAGCTCGGCCTTGCCATCGAAAAGATGGACGAGGAATAACCCCGCCTCTCCCCTTTCTCATTTCCGCGTATTCGCCAAAATGAGAAAATATTTACTTAACTAGAGCATAATTATGCTTGACGTCCTCTTTTGTGAGCACTATAGTGCTTAAAAACGGAGGACAAAAAGATGATCACAACGCAGGTAAACGGAAGGCTTTTCATCATCGACGGCAAGGGCGAGTTCTCCCCAGCCGAAGAACAGACCCTGGAAGACTGGCTTCACGCCATGAAGGCGCAGGACGCCGCACAGAAGCGCGAGCGCAGCCCTGAAACCGTCAACACCCACCGCAAGAACATCCGCGAGAAGACCGACCAGCATAACGGCGAGGGCGTTCTCGTGTACTGCTTCAGCAAGAACTACATCAAGGCACTGATTGTTGCGCTGGGCATCACTGGCGGCACCGAGCTGATGCGCAATCGGCCGGTGGTTCGCACACATTCACGGCCTATTGCTGCCAACTTTCAGCTTGGGCGTCTGGAGATTAGTGGGGTGGTGTCGTGAGTGAGGTCAAATTTACGCCGGGGCCATGGGTTCTTTGTCATCACCTTCAGTCCGAAGAGAAGGACAAGGCCTGCCCTTGCGGTTACCGAGGCGGGATATGGGGATCAGATAAAGAGCATGTTGTTTGCGAGATGGGGTCAACAGAGATTGCTGGCGAGGAAGCGCTGTGTCCGCCGAGATATCAGCGAAGCACGGAAATAGCCAACGCCCACCTGATAGCCGCAGCGCCGGATATGTACGAGGCGCTGAGCATGACCCTATCTCATCTTCCAGACCCTGACTGTGCGATCTGGCGGGATGTACACGACAGGATAATCGCCGCACTCGCCAAAGCCAGAGGTGAATCATGACCAACCAAACCACTTTCATGCGTTGCCAGGGAGGCCAGCCACAAGGCGTTACGGGGCAGATTGCTTTCGCCCCAACTTTTCTGGACGCACAGTTTCATCGGGCACAGGCCCGACTCAAGAGCAAAGCGTTGCGATCCCTGTTTAGAGGGCAGAAAGCCGTCGCCCTCTCTTTTTCGCCAGCGCTAACAGGCATCGAACCGGCCACGGCAGAAGATCGACTTCACGAATGGCGGGTTAAGGCAGCGGCAATGAACGCGCTGCGCATTAGAGACGAACGGTTGTCCGCTACTCGCCGAAAGGTGATGCGGAGGATTGCAGCGAATCGGATTGGGGATAGGAGGGAGGCGGCATGAGCAAGCAAGAAGAAGCCGATCGGCTGGGCAGGGTCAACCACTTCATAAGAGTGATCGGCGGCTGCGGTCGCGAGTTCTTCAGGAATGACGAGAACGACCGTTTCGCTCACATGGAAGTGGATGAGCGCGGGAAGGTCTGGTTCATCGATGACTACACGACGCGCCGGATTTACACCCACTACGAGGGGAGCTGGTCAGGGTTTAGCCACGGCGGAACTTTGCGTGACCTGGTGCGAGTTTTCCGGGAGCACATTAAGAGGGGCGTGCAGATTCACTCAAAGTATTTTCAAGCAAAAAGCTGGATGAGTAGCGGCCACCCATGGGGCTATCCAGAGGAAGATCTCCGGCGCCTTGAATCTGAAGGGCGCAGGCTTGGAATCGTTGCCGAAGAGCAGAAGAAATCAGCATGAACCAACTATCCGAACTCCAAAAGCTATTCAACCTGATCCTGCGCATCAGCGAAAGCTATGCAGCCGAAGCTGAAGCAGGATTCAACTGGGGCACGCGCAGTGTCGAAATCACCGTAGACGAATCTGGCGCAACCCTCTACGCAGCGACACTGGAAATTGACAGCGATGCGGTTGAGGCAAAGGCCCGGCTGATCCGGCATGAGCTTGAGCAGATGATTGCTGAGTGTGAGTTGCCGATTTTGATGGAGCGAGTCGCATGAAAATCCAAAAAATCACCAGCCAGCACCGCCGAGACTTCACCGCAATCATGGAGTGCGAGCACTGCGGCCATGAGGAAGTGAACAGGTACGGCTACGACGACGACAACTATCACCGCAACGTCATTCCGAATATGGAGTGCGGCCAGTGCGGCAAGACTGCTAGCGAGGATTACAGGCCGCTTGGAACGAAGTATTCGGAGGGGGTTCAGGTATGAGAATCAACCTGCACGGCACCGAAATCGTCAACACCAGCAGCGAGGGCGATGTGATTGAGGCGGAAGTTATGGATCGGGACCGTAACAGTGTCCACATGCTCTTCGATTGCGTAGACGACGTTGAGCGCCTGGCCGAAGAGTTGCGGTTCATGGCCGAAAGCATCCGCGAGAGTGAGCCCAAGGACGTTTGTGCGGAAACCGGCGAGGTTCTGGCATGACCCACACGCCCAGCTCCACAAAGTTCCGCGAGGAATGCAGCAAGCTGCCAGATCACTCCATGCACTTATACGGACGCATGGTGGTCACGATGTACCTGGTGGCTCAGTACAAGGACCGCGTAAAGGCGCACAGCAAGCGATTGGCTCTGGCGCTTGAGCGGATGGATCGGGAATTGGTTGAGGGGAGTCGGTCATGAACATGACAGCCAATCAGTACCAGAAACAACTGGACGAAGACGGCGAACTGGCCATCGAGGTTGAGCGGGCCGAGCAAGATTGCAGAGAGAAGCTGCTGAATCTTGAGCGCTGGCACTACCCCGAGAAAGTCCGGCCATGGGCCGTTAAGTGGCAGTACGCAGGCGAGCAGGACGTAACCGAGGCGCTGTATGACCTGTGCCACGACGAGATAGTCCTTGCGCTGTCACTGCTCGATACCGACGCCCTGGAAGCCGTGCGGATTCTGAAAGAGTGCCGGCGCAAAGCGGTTGAAGATGTGCTGGGGCGGATGGATTTTGAGGCGATTGTTAAGGCGAATATTGAACAGAGGGATGCAGCGTAATGAATCAGATAGCGAAAACATCAGGCGGATTTGATCTTCAGCCGCGAGATATGGATCAGGCGATGCGCTTGGCGGAAATGCTGGCGAACAGCGGCATGGTGCCGAAGCAGTACATCAGCAACCCGCAGGGAACTCTGGTGGCCATGATGATGGGTAACGAGATTGGACTGAACCCGCTTCAGTCCCTGCAGAACATAGCAGTGATCAACGGCAAGCCGTCCATCTACGCCGATGCCCTGCTGGCCCTGGTGCAGAACCATCCGAAGTTCGGCGGTCATGAAGAAACCCTGGACGAGAAGACCATGACGGCCTATTGCACCGTCTGGCGAAAAGGCGACGACAAGAAGCACACCGTTTCGTTCAGCCAGGCTGACGCGCAGCAAGCAGGGCTTTGGGGAAAGCAGGGGCCGTGGGCCACCTATCCCAAGCGCATGCTGATGTGGAGAGCCAGAGGGTACGCGCTGCGCGACAAGTTTGCGGACGCTCTCGGCGGCCTGATTACCGCAGAAGAAGCGCGAGATATTCCTGAACAGGATATGGGCGCAGCACAGCGGCATGAGCAGCCAAAAGAATCGGCCCGCCCTGCCCTTGAGCACTACGCGGAAGAATCCTTTGAACAGAACTTCCCGAAGTGGCAGCAGATTGTTGAGTCCGGCAAGAAATCAGCCGGCGACATTGTGGCCATGCTCGAAAGCAAAGCGGTCCTGACTGACGAGCAGCGTGAACAGATCCTGGCACTGGAAGAGGGAGCGGAAGCATGAAATTTCAACAAGGCAAAATCGTTAACATTGCTCAGGGTTCAGAGCAGTGGGCAGAACTCCGGGCTAAGCGATTCACGGCCAGTGAGGCCCCGGCCATGATGGGCAAGTCAAAGCATCAGACCCGGAACAAGTTGCTGCAACAGAAGGCGACAGGGCTTGTGCCAGAAGTTGACGCCCACCAGCAGCGCATTTTCGACGAGGGCCATCGTGCGGAGGCGGTTGCCCGAAAAATTGCTGAAAAAGAAATCGGTGATGAGCTTTTCCCAGTCGTACTCGATGATCAAGAAGGTGGTTTCTTGGCATCCATGGATGGGCTCGACATGCTTGGCGAGATCGGATGGGAGTGCAAGCTGGCATCGGAAAGTCTGTTTGCTCAGATTGACTCTGGCAAACTGGAAGATCACTACATGATTCAGCTTGATCAGCAGTTTGCGCTATCCGGTGCGAAGAGGATCTTGTTTACCGCTTGCGACGAGAAAGGCGAAAGCTATAAGCACCTCTGGATCGAGCGCGATGAATCCCGGTTTAAAGCACTGGAGGCCGGATGGACGCAATTCGCCAAAGACCTGGCCGAATACGAAGCCCCGGAAGCCGAGCAACCAAAGGCCGAAGGTAAGGCCCCTGACGCCCTCCCTGCCCTGTCTGTTCAAGTGCAAGGCATGGTTACCGCCTCCAACCTGAAAGCGTTTGAGGAAAGCGCAAGGGCGACTCTGGCCAAGATCAACACGGACCTGCAGACCGATGAGGACTTCTCAACGGCGGAAAAGACTGTGAAGTTTTGCAAGGACGTGGAAGGCCGGCTGGACGCTGCCAAGGAAAACGTACTTGGCCAGATGCAGACCGTTGACGAAGTGGTGCGCTCTATTGATGCGATCAAAGAAGAAACCCGGCAGATCCGGCTGAAGCTGAACAAGGCCGTCACTGAGCAGAAGGAGTCGCGCAAGGCCGAGATCCTGAAGACGGCCAACGAAGCGCTGCAGAATCACCTTTGCAAGCTGGAAAACTCGCTTGAACAGGAGTCGGGCGGCCTGCGCGTTCCGGTTTCTTATCAGGTGAAAGGTGACTTTGCCGGCGCCATGAAGGGCAAGAAGACGATCAGCAGCTTAAAGTCTGCCTGTGATGACGAGCTGGCCCGCGCCAAGATCGAAGCTAATGAGGCCGCCGATGTGATGCGCGGGAACATTCAGCAACTGAACGAACATGCGGCTGGTTACAAGTTCCTGTTCAGCGATTTCGATTTCATCTGCATAAAGCCCGCCGAAGACTTCGCCGCTATCGTCAAATCCCGCATTGCCGATCACAAGGAAGCGGAGCAGAAGAAACTGGACGCTGAACGGGAGAGGATTAGGCAGGAGGAAGAGGCGAAGGCGCAAGCCAAGTCGGAGCCTAAGAAAGCGAATCCGCTAAAAGATGGCCCAGCGATCAGTTACCGGGAGCCAGATCCGGCAGAGCGACCTTCGCCCCAGCCGAACTCCACTGAAACCGTGACCCTTTCGAAGAAAGAATACGAGCAGCTTATCCACAACAGCAAGATGTATCTCGCTCTGGCAGCGGCTGGCGTCGATAACTGGGAAGGCTACAGCATGGCTATGGAAATTATGCAGGAGGCCGCCGCATGACAGCCCGCAGAGACCTAACCGACGACCACATGAGCCACCTTCGGGCCTGCGCTGCGCAGGGGTTGAGTCTGACCAAAGCTGCGCAGGAAATGGGCGCAACCCATAAGTGGGTAGTAAATTCCGCTCGCCGGCTCGGCATTCTCGGAGAGATTAACCGGCTGTTCCCGGAAAACTTTAATCGGGCCAGACAGCTTCGCCTTAATGACCAGCAGATCGAACGCTTGAAGGCGATGGAAGCAGTTGGCGCAACCCGAGTTGAAATGGCTGAGAAGATCGGCTGCTGCTATGTGACGCTCAAACACGCGATTCGGGAAGCCGGCATTGACGAAGAACTGAAAGACATTGCCCGGCAGGCTCGCGAGCGCAAGATTTCCGATATTGAAACCGGTGCCCTGCCCCGCGATGTGTGTCCGGCAGTGCAGTGGCTTACTAAGCCTTGGAGGGTGGCGGCATGAACCTCGATCACGATCTTGACCAGCGAGAATATTGGCGGGCGTATCTGCGCGAGCGCTCATTACAAACCCTGGCTGATCGCTTTGGCCTGAGCACCACGACCGTCTGGTTTTCGGAGATTCGGGCCTTAGCCAGCCTCACCGACGAGGAGAACGTCGAGATCAAGCGTCTCCGCGATGAATACAATGCCGCGCTGCGTGACGAGATGCCGAAGTATCGACTCAAGAGCATTGCACAGCGCAACGGCATCAACATCCGAAGAGTTGCCCTTGCGCAACAAAAGCGACTGGAGCGGCGAGCGGCAGAGTTTTACCAGAAACGGCAGGAGGCAGCATGAACCCACACAACAAAGACGAGTTCCGCCGCGCATGGGAAGTTCTGGACGACCCGAAAGCCATCCGCGAAATCATGGAGCGCGACCAGGAAGCAGAGGACGAAAAAGCGGTTTCAAATGACACCTTCAGAGTAGAAGGCGGGCAAAAGGTGCGGCAAAGTGTAGGTTTTGCCGACACACAAAACAAGGAAGCATCATGAAACAGGTCAACCAGAAAATCTTCAACCGCGCATGGCATCACATGCTTTGCCAGGAAGCGAAGTCTGAGCGCAACGGCGAATCACGATACTACGGCCCGAACGGGTTGCGTGGCCCGATTGGTTGCCTGATCGACCGGGATTTCTACCGCCCGGAACTTGAGGGCCAGAAGCCAACGAGCAGGGCGGTTCTGAATGCCATTGCGGCGAGCATGGACGTCAACCCGCAGGACATTGACCGGTTTCTAATCGATGACCTGGCGGCCTCTCACGAAGACACGCCGCCCCGCTACTGGTGGAGCCGTCTGATGCGCGTTGCGACACAGGCCGCACTGGATGCGCCAGAACGCCCCGGATTCGGTGACAGGATTAAGCACTGGTTTGGGCGGAGGCTGACGCACTTGTGGGATGTTTTGGATGGGTATGGGGAGTGATGGGGATGAGTGATAGAGAGGCGTTTGAGCAATGGCTTCTTGATGAGCAGGGGCTAGTAGGATCTTGGGATTATGAGCGGGGATGCTATTCAGAGTTTCCGGCACATCTCGCTTACAAGGCATGGCAAGCAGCCCGCGAGCAGGAGGGCGGGGAGGTGGTGGCGTACGTCGATCCCCGGGCGCTTGACAACTTTGCCAGTGGGTCGGCAACTAAAGAATGGCTTTGGGCGGCACCTGATGCAGGGCTGATCCCAGTCTACACCCACCCGCCCCAGTCTCAGGGAGTGCCGGAGGGGTTTTGTTTGGATGGCGGACACCGAACGCTGAAGGCCAATACCGGCAAGGACTGTAGTTGCCCGAAGTATATTCGCCACCCTCACTGTGACCGCTATGAGACAAGAGGCTGCCTGCCGACTGAGAATCCATGGTTCTCCACCCCCGCCGCGCCCCAGGCTGACAATTGGATTAAGTGTTCGGATCGGTTGCCGAGGGAGGCGGACGGCGATTTCACAGGTAACGTTATTTGGTGGGGGAATATCTATAACGACTTGAGGCCATCAGGCTGGTGCGCGGCAGTGAATCACTGGAATCCCCACGCTTGGGAGTGTGCGTATTTTGAAAATCTGCCCGACGAGCTTTATCCGCACACTACTCACTGGAAACCCACAGGCTTAAAGCGCCCGCAGCCGCCTGAGCAGGGGGACGGTGTATGAGTGACGAAACTAGAAACAAACTGATAAGCGCCCTGCGGCAGTTTAGGCATAACAACGACAATACTGGGTCGATTGCGAGGCCCGAGCAAGGCTTTGTTTTTGCCTACGATCGCGATGAGACAGAAGGCCTCGTCGCAAGCCTTGAGAAAAAACTAGAGCAAGCCGAGGCGCGGTGTGCGGAGTTGGAAGAGGCCCTAAAGCCGTTTGCCGAAGAGGCGGAATATGTACCTGACTACGCCACAGACATGCACCTGAACTACGAAATGGATGGTGCTGAAATTCTGGAATACGCCAACTTTGACGCCCGCGATATACACAAGGCTGCCAGCGTGATGCGCCAACAAGCCGACGAAATCGAAAGGGGCAGCCCATGAAACAGTCCCGCCTTGGCTCGTTCTACGAGGCCCTGATAAACGTTCTGATTCGATTCCCCATAGGGCTCGTCTCTCAGTTCGCGGTGTTTCCGTTGGTCGGCATTGAGGCGACTCTGACAACCAATTTCCAGGTGGCGGGATACTTCACCGTCATCAGCATTATAAGCAGCTACGTGATCCGGCGCTGGTTTAATGACCGGCTTCACAGGGCTGCGCATCGAATGGCGGGAGGTGAATAATGGATAAAGCGCCCGATACAATTTACCTGATCCCCGGCGAATATGATGGCGAGCGCGGCCTTGTCTGGTGTGACGATCCCGCGCCATCTAATGACCATGATCCGGCTGAGGCTGTGGAGTATGTGCGCAAAGAATACCACGTTCCGACTGGCCGCGTTGTGCTGCGAACCAATGACCACCCATCAGGGCGAACCTATGACAGCGCCGAATTCTTCGCCTATGACCAGTGGTGGAAAACGGACATTTTGAGCGATCGGGATTTGATGATGGTCAGGCGCATGGCGGACAACCACGGACTGATGTTTGTAGATGAGCGGAGGGAGCCTCATGAGGAAGCCTGACAACTTGGTAGCACTGCACTACGAAATGACGGGCAGCTATGCGGTGGACGCTTCACCGCTGGAGCAGCAGCCACTAGACAAATGGGCAATGCGCCAGATTTTAGAGGCCCGCCAGATCATCGCCGACCTGGTGGAGTTTTGCGAGCAGCCGGAGATTGTCGCGGCAACCGACGGGGCTTTTGATCCGGATGCGATTATCCAGAGTGGCAAGCGGTTTTTGAGTGGGGGTGAGCATGGCTAAGTATCAACATGGCGAAGTGATCGTTCTCTATTTCGAAGATTACAACCACCCAGAATTTATAAAGGGTGAAGTTTCCCTGAAGGAAGCGCAGGAAATTGTCGACAACTACTGGGGAGAAGAGAGGCGCGTGACCGCGATCACCCACAAGTATGCCTTCTGGGGAGTTGGTCACGACGAAATGGGAGAGCCGTGCTCAATGCTTTACGACAGGAATGAGCCCGGGCGTGGGCGCTTCAAGGTTACGGAGTGCGAATGCGTATGGGTTGAGCGGAGGAAAGCATGAACTACCAACCCAAAGGCTCCATGTGCGCAGCCTGCAAACACCGAAACGGCCCATGCAGTCACCTGCCGTTCGATCAAATGCCCGTGTGCGAGAGGCTGCCGGACGGGACGAGTGTTGTGATCTGTTCAGTCTTCGAAAGGAGAAATTTAAAATGACCCTTGATGTATTTTCCGGCCGAGATGAACCCACAAAAGCCAAAAAATTACTTTTTGGCGTTGGTGTGAACGACGCAGGTTACACCGTTCGAAAGCGCGGCAAAGGTGCTGATAGAAACAAAATAGTGTGGTCATGTCCTTTTTACGACAGGTGGTTTGGGATGATGAGTCGATGCTATGCCCAATCCATGAAAGCCAGGAATCCTGCTTACGCGGAGTGTAGCGTCTGCCCTGAATGGCGCAGGTTTTCTGTTTTTCGTAAATTGATGCAAAGCCAAGACTGGCATGGTAAGCAGCTAGATAAAGATATCATTATTGCTGGAAATAAAATTTATTCCCCGGAAACTTGCTGCTTTGTAAGCCGAGCCCTAAATGCGTTTTTGGTCGATAGCGCGTCATCAAGAAGCGGGTTCCCTCTCGGCGCTGTCTGGTTTAAGCAGACACGGCGATTTGTTGCTAAATGCAAAAATCCATTTACAGGGAAAGCGGATCATCTTGGATATTTTGACAACTCCGAAGATGCCCACGAAGCATGGCGTCAGCGCAAGTATGAGCTAGCCTGCCGCTATGCTGACGAGCAGGCTGACGAAAGGGTCGCCAAAGCCTTGCGGGAAAGGTTTGCTCCAAACAAGCCATTACACGAGGTGGCGGCATGATGTTCCTGACGCAAGACGAAGTGGCCGTTCTCACCGGCAAGACGCGCAAGACCAGCCAGAAGCAGGTGCTGGAGGCTGCCGGCATCCGCTACATTGAGAACGGTATTGGCGAAATTGTCGTGTCCCGGGCGCACGTAGAGCATCGCCTTGGTGGCGGCGATCAGACTACTATTGAGGGATCTGGCCCAAACTTTGAAGCGCTGAGGAAAGTGTCGTGAGTCCCAAGCCGAAAACGCTCAACCGGGATATGCCAACGTACGTGCATTGGAAGAACGGAGCCTGGCGCTTCAAGACGCCAAAGCATTTGCTGGCCTATGTCCCGGGACGCAAAACATGGATTAAGTTGGGCGCTGAAAAGCAGGAAGCCCTGAAGCGCTACGCCGAGATCATGGGCAACCTATCCCAAGAATCCGGCATGAGCAAGCTGTTCAACCGGTATGAAGCCGATGTTATCCCCACAAAAGCGCCCCGAACCAGGCAGGACAACCTGAAGGAGATGAAGCAATTGCGGGGTGTTTTTGGGGGCATGCACCCTTCCGAGATAACGACCATGCACTGCCAGCAATACCTTGACCTGCGGGGCAAGTCGTCAAAGACCCAGGCTAACCATGAAATCGCCCTGCTCTCTCACATATTCCGAAAGGCTATGCAGTGGGGCATTGTCGATCGTAACCCGGTTAAGGGTGTCGAGAAGCACAAGATCAAGGCTCGCGATCGGTATGTCGAGGATTGGGAGCTTGAGGAATTCCTGAAGGCCGCAACGCCGTTCATAAAAGCATGGGTGGACGTAAAGCTAATGACCGGCCTGCGCCAAGGGGATCTGCTCGCCCTGCCCCTGAACGCTCTCAGGGAGGACGGCATTGCCATTACCAGCCGAAAGACTGGCCGCAAGGGATTTATCGCCTGGACGCCGGCGCTGAAGAAAGCGATCAATGCATTGAAAGCCTGCAACCGAGTTCAGGGTATGACAGTGGTGTGCGATCGACACGGCAAGCCGTTGAGCGATAGCGCCTTTCAGAATCGGTGGCGGGCAGTGATGACAGACGCACTGGAGAAAACCGAACTGACGGAGCGATTCACCGAGCACGATTTGAGAGCGAAGCACGCGACTGACGTTGACCAGGCTGGAGGCGATGCGACCGCGAACCTCTTGCACGATGACAAGCGCACCACCGAGGCTTACTTGAGGTCGAAGAAGCCGGTTAACATCGTAGCCTGGGAGCGCAAAAAATCAGGAGAATAATATACATTTGTATATTATCGGGAATATACAGGCCATTTCAGTAAATCACGAAGGCTCGTAAGTTATTGAAATGGCGGTGGGCCAGGGATTCGAACCCCGGGAAGGCTACTAACCTTCGGCGGTTTTCAAGACCGCTGCATTCAGCCACTCTGCCAGCCCACCGTTTTCTCCACAGCCGTCATTGCGACAGCGGGGAGCATGATACCGGAATTCCTTTTCCTGTCAACGCCCTGGCCACATCGTCTGCCTCTCGACCTTACATTAACTCTATTTAATGGAATCCATGGGGCCGTTTTCTGTCGTAAATGATTGAAAGTTGTGTATCTGGCATTATGATGAGTGTTAGATTCAAACGGTTGTGACACACAGACGGAGAAGACAATGGAAGACAGACGATTTGGCGTCCAGCAAAACCAGGGAGCCTATTCGACCACAGAAACAGGTCGGGCGACGGGTATCAGCGCAGATGCCATGAACGTGCT